CCATTATCGAACCGGCTGATTTCTCGAAGTCGATTATTAATCCGTTCACAGATGTTCCGGCAGTAACCTCGGTTACTGCGGAGCACATTCGGATGTTGGAGGACTGGATTAAAGTCCGGGATTCCGTCCGGGATTCCGTCCGGGATTCCGTCCGGGCTTCCGTCCGGGATTCCGTCTGGGATTCCGTCTGGGCTTCCGTCTGGGATTCCGTCCGGGCTTCCGTCGGGGATTCCGTCCGGGCTTCCGTCTGGGCTTCCGTCTGGGATTCCGTCCGGGATTCCGTCCGGGATTCCGTCCGGGATTCCGTCCGGGCTCAGATAACCACAATTATCCGGGTCGATAAATGGGTGGGCGTCGACGCCGAGCCGGGCGTCAATCCATTTCAGAGCACAATCGACCTCTGGAACGTCGGTCTGGTGCCGAGCTTCGACGGTGAGGTCTGGAGACTGCATTCGGGGTCGGATGCGAAAGTGGTCTATACGTGGGTGCCGGGAAATGATTAATTCCGTAAGGCTAGTTAATTTTCAATGTCATAAAGACCGGGTTATCAAATTTGATCCCGGTATAAATGCAATTACCGGGGAAAGTCGCATTGGAAAATCGGCCATTTTCCGCTCCCTATTGTTTGTGTTTAACAATGAGTCTAAGGATACTGATGTCGTAAACTGGGACGCAAAATTTGCGGAAGTAACAGGCAGTATAAACGATGTTGATATTATCCGTACAAAAGGCGGTAGTAAAAACACATACAAAATTGGCGACAGCCCTGCCCAATTAGCCGGGGTTGGCGTTCCTGATGAAGTTATGGCTGTAACCCATATTGACGAAATAAACATTGAGCGGCAACATGATGATTATTTTTTAATCAGATTAACGCCCGGTAATTTAGGCCGCTATTTTAATGAATTAGTTGGGTTGGAAAATATTGATCAAACCTTTGAAACAATTAACCGAATACAGTCCGAAAATAATTCTTCCTTGAAACTTAAAGAAGAAAAGTTATCGGAAGCTGATGAGGAAAGAAAAAAGTTAAATTTTATTGACGATTGTGAAGTTATGTTTATGGAATTGAATTATATATCAAAACAACAAAACGAACGTTATAAACGTCATAAAAAATTAACCGATAAAATAAATGAATTGAATATATTGGACACTGTTGATTATGATCCAATTATTACCGCCGCACAAAAAATAATTGACATGTTCGAAGGTCAAAAACAGAATAAGGTCATTAAGCGAAAACTTATCGACCTTGCTGAAGAATATTCCAATAAAATAATTGACCTATCGGGGTATGATAAAATAGAAAAACAGGTTGAAAAAATTAAACAACTAAAATTGCTTAAAAACAATATTTTAAGCGCGGTTAATGATTACCCCGGCAAGGATACCACTGAAGCCGAAATCGTTGCGGTACAGGAAGAATTAAGGGAAATTGCCCCGGAATGTCCCACTTGCGGGAGGAGTTGCAAATGTTTATAGCCTGCTCCGATCTTCATATTACTGAAACCAAACCGGTTTATCGAGTTGAGGAAAATTGGATGGCGGTTTGTTTAAGCAAACTAAAACAGATAATTGACCTTGCGAATGAAAAAAAATGTCCGGTAATTGTTGCCGGGGATTTTTTTGACAAATCATCCCATAGTATGGAACTACTCATATCAACGATGAATTTGCTGAAAACCTGTAAACAGCAAATTATTGTTATTCCGGGCAATCATGACCCCAAAGCTCACAATATGGAGTTGCTTAATAAATCGGCAATTTCTTTAATGAATTTTGTAGGTACTAACGTTTTTAACAAAGTAATCAGCATTAAAAGCGGAAATTTTAAAATTGATTTTTTTCCGTTTGGAAGTGAATTAAAATCTATGGGTGGTGATATTGCGGTTATCCATGAATTTGCTTATGTTGAAAAACCATGGGCTGACGTTTCTGAAAGCGGCAATTATCGAAAAATAATCAGAAGATTGGGCGGCGATTATAAATTGATTATTGCCGGGGATAATCATGAAGATTTTATTGAAGAATATCGCGGTTGCACTTTTTTAAATTGCGGCGCAATGCTTCGAACCGACCGCAATGAGCAAGACCGAGTTCCCAAATTTTACTTGATTGAAGATAATCTGAATATTATACCGCAACCATTTTCGATTAAAAAAGATGTTTTTGACGTTAAAGTACTAGATATTATTAAACGCAAAGACGAGGCAATAGAAAAAGTCGCAGATCAAATGAAGTCTAATATGAAAATAGACCTGGATTTTAAGCGTAATATGGAACGCCGGTTGCAGCAAAAAGATTTGGATAACGAAACAGAGGTTAAAGAAATGATAAGGAGCGTAATCAAATGAGTGTTGCCGATCAGGTTTTAAAGTTAAAAAGAAAAGTTGATGAACTGAAAGAAAAACAACTTCGAAACAAAATAATTCGAGAACGTGTAATCAAAGAACTCAAGGATATTGGGTGCGATACCGTTGAAGACGCTGAAAAAGAAATTAAACGCCTTGATAAAGAAATTCTGTCCGAAGATAAAAATTTGGAGACTTTATATAATGAATTCATCGAACAATATGGTCAGCAACTTGGGATTGATTGCGAATAAAATCAATAAAGTAAAAAGCGCCCGAGAAATATATGAGGAGCAATATTGTGAAACTCGGCGGCAAATAAAAAAGTTGGAAAGAAAACAGACAGTAATTATCAAATCAATTCGGATTATTCAAGAAGTGGCGCAAGCAACGCAGCAGGAACTCGAGTGCAAAATAAGTGAAATCGTAACTGCTGCAATTCAGGCCGTTTTCAAAGAAAAAGACGAACTTAAAATAACCTTTGAAATGAAGCGAAACAAAACCGAGGCGGAGATAACGGTATTCAATGAACGTGGCCATACTGTTAATCTGCTTAACGACGATGGTGGCGGATTAATTGATATTGTTACCTTTTCCTTGCGGCTTGCCTGTTGGAGAATTAAGGCGACAAAATCGGCTCCTATTTTTCTTTTTGACGAACCGTTTAAAAATTTATCAAAAAAATATCTACCGGCAGCAATTCAGTTTATGCACGATATAAGGGAGAAACTTGGGGTTCAGATTATTATGATTACTCATATCTCGGAACTTGCAGAATCTGCCGATAAAAATATTGAGATTGTATAAATGAAGATTCGTAAAATTGACCGGCGAGTTGAACGAGACATTCTTATTGGGCTCATTGTCGATAAAAATTACATGGCCCAAGTTCGGAATGTAATTCAACCACAACTATTGAAAAATTCTTACGCTCGGACGGTTGCGGTTTGGTGTACCGAATATTACGATCAATACAAGGATGTGCCGTTTGCTAAAATTCAGGATATTTATGAGTACCACAATCGCAAAAGTGAGGTAGAAGAGGATCAAGTCGATTTGATCGAAAAGCTTTTGCAAACTGTTAATGAGGATTACACACAAAAAGACAGTTTTAACTCGCAATTTTTACTTGATGTTACCGAGGAGTATTTTAACCGGGTGCGGCTGGAAACTTTGGTATCACGGTTACAAGACGAACTCGAGTCCGGCACTGTTAAAAAAGCAGAGGAATTCCTTACCGATTCAAAGTCGATCAAAATAACCACCAAACGGGCCGTTGATACGCTGGTAGACCGGGAAAAGATTAATGCGGCCTTTGATAAATCCAACACCCGAGTTTTAGCCTTGCCCGGCGATTTTGGCTTGATGCTGGAAGAACAGTTGAACCGGGGTTCTTTGGTTGCCATTCAGGGGACTTCCAAAGGCGGCAAAACTTGGCTAATGAATTACATTAAAATTGCCGCTTTAATTCAACGCAAACGGGTACTTAACATCCAGCTGGGGGATTTGACTGAGGAAGAGGCTTTACTGCGCGATTCTATTTCACTTGCAAGGAAAAGTAACGAAGAAAGATATTGTGGGACGTTTAAATGCCCGGTGCGTTTTATTAAACACGGTGGAGGTTCCCGAGAATGCGAATTATTGCCCCCAGGCTGGGATGTAGAGTATGAAAAAATTACTATTGAAAAGCCCTTGACCGCTGAAGAAGCATATCAAACTAATTTGAAGTTTTACGAACGCTGCAAGATTGAGAAAGATAAATACTATCGGTTTGCGGCATTCCCTGGCGGCTCAATAAACGTTCAGGATATTGATGCTCTTTGTGAACAACTTTATATCGAGGATGATTTTGTGCCGGATATCATATTGCCCGATTATATGGATATTTTGGGCAAAGAAAATCCTCGGGATGAGGGTAGGGATAAAATTAATGCGAATTGGATCGCGATGAAAGCCCTGGCGCAAAGGCGAAAATGTCTTGCTTTCACTCCAACTCAATCCGATGCAGATGCTTTTGACGGTAAACTTCAAACGAAGAAAAACTTTTCTGACGACCGCAGAAAGCTCGATCATGTAAACGGAGCTTATGGAATGAATCAGACGGATCAAGAAAAGATTGCCGGGATCAATAAATTTAATGTAATTGTGGCGCGGTCGGGCGATTTCGTTACCTCCGAACCCTGTTACGTCTTACAGTGTTTGCGCCGGGGGATGCCGGTTATCGATAGTCTTATGCCCAGCTTACGGGGACAATATCAAACAGGGCAACAGCAAAGGAAGGTCGAGGAAGAAGCTTCTGAAAAAATAAGAAGCAGAACACGGGAAAGGAAAAAATAATCAGATTATTTTCAACCATTCTATTGATCTTTTAATTACCCGGTTGTATAATATCATTGTAGACCGAATAAAACAAACAACCGGAGAATGAAAGTGAACAACATATTCATAAAAGAAATTGAAGTTGAATCCAAAAAGATTATGGCAGTTTGCAATTCCTGTAGCAAATATGGAACTTGCAAGAGTTGTTCATATTATAAGGCCAATAAAGAAGTAATCGATGCAGCCGAAGCCCAACAAGATGCAGCGGTACAAAGTTGGGTTCGCTCAAACATATAAACCAACACCGGCCTCCGGGCCGGTTAATAACAAAACAGGATGAAGAAAATGAGCAAAAGCGTAATGATTGACGGGATTGAGTATGTTCGTGCGGATGAGGCGAAGAAAGAAGTAATTATTCAGTGCGGTGATTCCCTGAGTAAAGTTTTGGTCGGAAAGTTCGTGCTTGTTCGCAGCAGTAACGCCGGTATCAACGCTGGTACAGTTGTTGCCGCCGATGAAACCGGAATTATTCTTCAAAATGCCCGGCGTATTTGGTACCATAAACCGGCAGACAAAAGGCTTTCATGGTACGAGGGTGTTGTTGTTTCTGGGTTGAGTAAAGACTCAAAAGTTTCTGGAACTGTCCCTGAAAAAGTTATTATCGAAAAATACGAAGCCTTACTGTGCAACGATTTTGCTCAAAAATCAATTATGGGGCTTGATCCAAATGAACAAAATTAATGATGTCGGCATAACCACCGGTTCCGGTTACGGTTCCGGTTCCGGTTCCGGTTCCGGTTACGGTTCCGGTTCCGGTTACGGTTCCGGTGACGGTTCCGGTGACGGTTCCGGTGACGGTGACGGTTCCGGTTACGGTTCCGGTTACGGTTCCGGTTCCGGTTCCGGTTCCGGTTCCGGTTACGGTTCCGGTTCCGGTTCCGGTTACGGTTCCGGTTCCGGTTACGGTTCCGGTTACGGTTCCGGTGATTAAATCAAAACCTCCGAAATTAAAAATAAATTTCGGAGGTTTTTTGTTATTTGTTATGCTGTTTTCAAGGGTGCCAGGGAATTGACTTTGTATGATAAGCGGTCTTTCATTTCCTCGCGCTTTCCGTGATTCCAATTTGCCACCGGACGAAAATAGCCGCATACCCGGCTATATATTTCTGTTTTCGCGCCGCATTTTGCCATGTTAATAATCCTCTTGTAATTAGTTTTATTCTGCCGCCGTCAGGATAATATTTTTATAAACCGACTTCTTTTTTAATTGTTGCCGGATCAATTTTAAACATAACCGGGACGCCCGAAACATCAGGGGTATTCGGAAAAATATAACCCAGGGTTTCGCGGGTAAACAAATTAATCACCAATTTCCAACAATGAGTCGGAACAGATATTTTATCTATACCAATAGTTGTCGACGGTTTAGCGCGGTATAGTGGCCCGGTCATAATAACAAAATCCTGCCCATTCAACGCCCATTTGCGGCATTGCGTTTCCAGTGACCTGCATAACCCCCGGTTAAACCTTTTGGTTTGCGGTACTTGATTATCTACATCAAAGGTGCTTTGCATTGCCTCTAATAGCCACGCCATATCCTGGGCGGGACAAAGATGCCCAATATCAAGGTTACTTCCCACAAAATTACGCCTAACCGCCCAAGGGAATGTCATTCCGGATCGTTCGCCCTGGCCTATAATAGAACGGTCGTAGATAAGAACCCAGGCAACAAATTTTATCGTCCTGTCCGGGTTGTATACCGTTATGTAGTAGGTTTTGTCAATAACACGTGGTCTATCAAAAATGGGGATATATTGGTCTAGTTTCTTATCGTAAGATAAAACTACCGATGCACAGAAAATAAACATTACAAATGAAAATATAATTTTAATCATAATATTTTATTCTTTGAAAACTTGTAATCGTGAATAAATTATGCCCTACTATTCAAAATGGTGCGCCCGGATAAAAATGATTTCCATGCCGAATCTGTTTCGAGCAGGGCGTAATATTTTGTTGCCACGAAATAACGTGAAGCTCGCAACCACTTCCAAGAAGTACCGGCATCAATTAATCGGCGGCAATTTGAAAGAAAACGCATATTTGCATCTTCCCATGCTTTCTTTGCCTCGGACATTGTTGCAAATACAAAAGGAACAGAATATTCAACATCGTGAATATCTGCCGCTGGAGTTATGTCAATTAAACCAATGAAATTTGGAATAAAATGATAGACCAATTTATTCCAAAAACCAATTTGCGATCCGACCCCATTACAATATGAGCCAAAAGTTTTGGGGTCGGCGTTCAACAAATCACGAGCAACTTCGGACATATCTAGTCCGATATATTTTTTAAAATCGCCTCTGGGGTAAGCGGCTAAACAAAACATTTTTATTTACCTGTTGTTTGCATTTTTACTTCAACTTTAACGCCGGGTAGAGTAAATCCGTTTTTATTAACCATCAAACCAACCCCGCTCATATCGGTAACAGCCAAAGCAGAATCAGAACCTTCGGGAGCAACCCCAACCCATATAACATCTTCCTGAACCAAATTTGTTTTTGTGTCACTGTCTTTGAAGAAAGAAATCCAATTCCACCACGAGTTAGAATAAGTCTTATTTTGAACAAAATAAGGTTGACCAGCCGCCATGGGTGATGAAAAATAATTCATAGTAAAAATTCCCAAATCAAGATAGGGCGAAAAATTACCGGTAGTTGCATCATAAAAGCTGGCTTTTAGTGCATAGCATTCATATTTCAATCGAACTTGTTTGCCGGTGGTTGGCATGGTGCGAGTGTCCGATTCCTTTGATACGGCGGTTTTTCCATCGGCGGCGTAATTAATTTTTTCATGGCTTGTATTCATACATCCAACAAAAAGCATCCCAAAGAGCCCTGCGATCAAAATTGTGATTTTTTTCATTTTTTTTATCTTCCTTTATTGACCAAGTTCTGTTTGTGAAATTACTCGACCATCCCAAAATAAACGATCATTTGCAAAATAAGCATCCGGCATCCAACAATAACCCTTTTCACCCCAGGTAATATCCCAGGAATTGCGAACCCGAAAATAACCGGGCTTATAGGCATTGGTTAGCATGGCATGACCGCCGATCTGACGTTCGTAAAAACGAGGCATCGGAACAATACCAGTCTTGGCAACCTTTGCGGACTCAAAACTACTATATAAAGACACGCCAAAAACAACAGGATAACCCGCCGCAATCGCGTGACGCATAAGTTCTGGAGTATCTTTGCCAGCGGCTATTGTGGTTGCCTGTAATACCTGCCACTTCGTTGCCCTTTCAATGATATTTGATGGCGGCAGTTTGTAATAGCTGTCGGAAGCAAGGCCATAGGGGTAATCCGTTTCGGGAACCATTCCAAATTCTTTTGCAGCCTTAATCATATCATCGAGCGTTGCTCCCTCGTCGACATTCAAGGTTCCTGCAATATGGCGGGTAACGGTTGCGAGAAATAATGGTGAAAAATATTGCTTTGCACCGCCTTCGGAAAAAACTTGGGATTCAAAAGCACCCGAACCGGCAAAAGCAAAACAAGAGCCGAAACTACCCTGGTTTCGCGGCGGCAAAAATTCATTTTGAATATCACACGTATCCGGGATCGGCATTTGGGGGAGGCGCGAAGAACACAAAGGGTGATAGGCGGTTTTTTTACAACGCCTCAAATTACATTTATGGTTCATTATTCATTCTCCGATTTGTTGATTGGTTTTTGTCAGTAAATCAATAAGATTTGATGTTTTGTTAAAATCAAGGAGTGCAAGTTGCTTTTTTATCTCTTTTATCTGATCAAGGCAGAGGCAGGTTTCCCGGTTGTGTTCGCATTGTTTGGATGTAACGTAATCGCGTTGGTTTAGTGCAAAATTTTCCATTTTTTGTGAAAGGCTATCAAACCGGCTTAAAATATCTGTCCTGAATTGAACAGCTTCTTTATGATAACCCTCGGTTATTTCAACAATTCTTGCCAACTCTTTATCGCGATAAATTTCTCTTTGTTTATCGAGTTCGACGAAGTTGGCAAAATATTGTTCGGTTACTTTTTTTTCAGTTGAGTGTATATGCTTGTAAATGCCCCAAGCGAACCCGCCAACAACAATTGCACCGGAGCCAATCGAACAAATTATCGTTACTGCAAGCTGTATGTGGTCTAAGGTAATGGTCATTTAAAAAACCTTTCTTTGTTTATAAATAAAGTATTTCATATTAAGAATATACAATTTTTCCGGGATAAATGCAACTTTTACAAAATAGCGATTATGATTAAGGAAAAAATTCAATATTTTTGTGTTTGATTGGTTGATAAAAGATTAAACAGCTGTATAATATGTTTGTAGGGAAGAAAGTCGGAACTTTGGCTTAATGAAAAAATCGAAGGTATTTTTGCAAAGTTCGATCTATATATGATAGAGGATTAAGATGAAAAGATTCGAATATTTGGATTCTCTAAGAGGGATAGCTGCAATGTTGGTGGTGGTATTTCACATTTGGGAAAAGAATACCGACCACAACAATGTTCTGGCAACGTTCCCGTTCAACGTATTGATTGCCGGACATGGTTGTGTCTGCCTGTTTTTCATCTTGTCTGGGTTCGTGCTCAGTTACAAATTCATCGGTGAAGTTAATCAGGCCGATCCGCTGATCAAGGCAATTATCAAGCGCCCATTCCGTTTGGGTGGGGTGGTTATTTTTGTTTCGTTGTTTGCTTTGATCATAACCGGCAAGTTGTTTTCTATTCCAACCGACATTTTGATTCAGATCATTATTCAAAACCCCTTGACCTTTGCTGTGTACGACATTCCTCCACTTTGGACAATCGGGATCGAGTTGCAAGGATCGATCATGGTTTTTGTTGCCATGATCTTTATCAATGGGTTGCCGGTAGTTCAACGTATATTAGTTTTGACTTGTTGCATCTTTGTTTTTCGGAACAGCTTCTTCGATGCTTTTTTCTTTGGAATGATTATTGCCGATATTATCAAAAACAATTTGGTAAGTCCATCTAAGGCATTGACTATCGTATTATTGGCTTTATTACCAGTTGGTTTGTGGTTGTTTGCTCATAACCGAGAAAGTAACCAGATAGGATTTTGGGTCGGTGAATCTCTGTATTCGATGATCGGGGCGGCTATCGTATTCTTGTTTGTTTGCTTCTGCCCGGCAACCCACAAGATACTAAGCATCAAGCCCCTGATATTCTTAGGAAAGATTTCATTCAGCCTGTATGTATCGCACTGGCTAATAGTGGTAACTTATTCAAGTTTTTTCAAGGACTTGATGATTGGTTTTCCGTTTCTCTTACAATCGGTTTTGCTCGTTGGGGTGTCGGTGCTGGTTGGCTGGTTACTAACCATTGCCATCGACAACCCGGCCGTCAAATTCGCCGGAGTAGTCGCAAGCAAGTTTAAATCATGATACAGAGATATTTACATCGGAACCCGGAATATGGTCGACCGGTTTGCAAGTTATTTCCTTTAACAATCCACCATCGCGGATTAGTTGTGGAAGTTGGTTATTGACCGGCAATGATTTATCGAAATGTTTTTCTTCGGCTTGTTCAAAATCCTGCCGATTATATTCCGGCATCTTGGCAATCATGTTCATCATGTGTTTCAGCTCTTGTACACAATCGGTGGCAAGTTTGTTTTCAAACTCCCATCCCGAAACAATCTTCTTGATTTCCAGTTCGGTGTCGATGATCGTCAGGTTGAGTTCTTCTATCTCTAGAGCACCTTTGACAGAATCGAATTCGGAAATCTTCGCTTTCAACTTGGCGATTTTATTCTTCAACATTTTTACTTTATTTTGGCTTTGTTCCCGACAGATCGAACCGTGCTCCAAATCCTTATATCGTTGTGTGTAATTCAACAACAGCGCCCGATATGCTCTTTCAGGAGTCTTCTCCCCGGCAACAATAGAATCGATTTGGAACGCCGAATTGCCAAATGGAATATCAAACAGGCGCTTTTGCACCTGTTCCATATCGCCAGAAAGTTGTTCAAACTTAATCAAATCGGACATTATAGGATTCCTCCGATTTGAGTAGATGTTTGACGCTCTCTTGCTAGTTGCATTGTTGCGCTCAAAACCGTTGCAGCTTCTGTTGCATAGGTTAATTTTTGGATGATGTTCGATGTGGCAGAAGAAACGATCCCGCCCAAGCCATAACCAGCAGTTCTTGAGTTGCACCCGCTCGAGTTAGAAACTGCTGTTAATGTTGCAGAGATTGTTGAAATTGCCGGGGTTGTGGCAAGGGTTAATTTCTGGATTATATTTCTCTCGGTAACGCCCCCCCCACCGAGAAAATAACCACAACCACCAGAATCATAATTAACCCCATTAGGGATATTACAAGCATATGCCAAAACTGCCGATTGTACTGCACAGGTTTCTGAACCATAAGTAAATTTATCGATAATATTATATGTATCGGAGGGGGAGTCAGGGTTTCCACCGCAAAACAATGCCATTACAGAATTGCCGATAGAACCAGTACCTCCACGAGACGTACTTAACGAACCGGCTGCAACCGATAGAACTTCGGTTGTATAACTAATCTTTCTGATAGCAGTGGTTGTTCCGGCATAATTACCGCCAGCAACATAACCTGCAACTGAAGTTTGACAACCACTATTACCGCCAATAAGGGCTTGCGAGCTTAATGTAATCAACATCGTTGATATTGAATTATCGATTGCTCCGTATTTTTCAATCGACATTATTTGGGCACTACCGGTGAACCCGCCGAGAATATATGAAGAAGACAATGAAGATACACTAGCACAAAGACTCCTGGCAACAGAAAGCGATTGACTTACTAATGCTGTCGCTTCTGTCGTGAAATTGAGCGATTCGATTGGCTTTAGTGAATCATTGGCAGTTTCTCCAGAAGTACCTCCGGCAAAAGTATAACCAGATGAAGGATACATGGCTGTTTTGCTTCCGTTATCTACCGTTGTGGTAAACTCGGAATTTTCTGTGGTGCAAACAAATTCGATATACTTGTTAATTGTGGTTTCAAATTGCAATTCAACGGCAGATGCAGCCGATTGAACCGATGAAGCAATAGTGTTTGTAACGTATTGTCCGTTTGCGCCCGACAAAATTGACCAACCGCCAACACCTTTAGACAAGATACCAAATCGAAAACCAAAAACAGCGGTTGGCGGGAGAGTGAAATTTAATTTACCAACAGCCCCGGCAACATACATTTTCCCATTTTCGATGATGGTGTTAGCAGTTACAAACTCCGGTGTTAATCCCCCCCCCGAACTACCCCCTACCGCCGCAACTGTCCCAGCATCATCTTTGGTGGAAAGAGTATTGCTGTTGGTCGAATCCAGAAACAGGACTTTCTTTCCTGTTTCTGGTGTCGGTACATTCGCCGGGTTTATGGGGTTTAATTTTACCCCGCCTTGGAACTCGGTGTCGCCCTGCAGAATATATTCTACTTGATTTGCCATTATAATTTCTCTTTATTTTTTCGAGGCGATTAAAAATAAAATAATCGCCCCGAAATTTTAATTAAACCGCAGTCCAGGAAATTGCTTTGGTAGTTCCGTCGCAAGTCAACTTATAAGTTCCGGCACTGGCAGGAGCATGTAAAGCCGTAAGAACTCCCGTAGACGCACGATAATAAATATCGCTAACTGCATCGCTTCCCATGATTACCACTGTCCCAGCGCCAATCATATCGTTGTTCACGGCTTTGTATCCCGTGCCGGTATTGGCCACGCCAGTAATCAGATTGTTTTTGGAATAAATAGTAGCAGAAGTCCCGGCAATCACAGGAACTCCCGATCCACTATTTACCAAATAATTATTGACGATTGCGTTATTACGCAAGGTTCCATCCGCACCGTTATCGCAAGAGATTAACCCGCCATTGCCGCTATTCACAATAATATTATCGGCAATAAAAGCAGTTCCTCCGGTTGTTGAAGTAATTAGAGCTCCGGCTTTAGCAGTGTTAAAATTACATTCTCTAATGAATAATACTCCTGCACCCGTAATGGTACTGGTCAGAGTACAAACAATTGCCAAAAACTGCCCCGTGCTTACAACAGTGATAACACCCCCAAGCAGAGAAACGCTTTTAAAGTCGGCAAGACCGGCAATCGAAATATTGCCGGTAATGGAACCGCCCTGGACAAGGACCCGACCCGTAGCGGTGCTTGAAAAAGCAACGTTACCCACTGTATGAAGGTCGTAACGGGTGTAATCGGGATTAGGAACAGTAATTCCGGCGCTGAAAGTTATCGTTGATCCATTGCCATAAACAATCAGCGGAATATTCGGCAAAGTAACGGCAGAAGTTTCTGTGTAAGTCCCAAAAGCAATGTCGATCGTTGCACCAGTATAACTTGCTGCGGTAATTGCAGCTCCGGCAGCAGATAAAGAAGCAAACGGGAAAGCCTCCGACCCATTAGCGATAATACCTTTGGCTGTATTTGCGGCCGCCTTGGTTTTATCAACATGAACAATGGGCGAAAGAATTGCACCAATATCGTCTTCGCTCATATCCGAATCAGTCAACAAAACTTGAACATTACCCAAATGATCTTTCTGCGAAAGAACATTGTTATTGGTGGAATCCTTGAATACAAAAATTCCACCAGCTAGCATCGGAGTAGGTACATTTACTGGATTGACTGGGGTAAAAATAACCCCATTGCTTGCCCGGTAAACGTTGCCGGCCATGTAAAACGTTTTCTTACTCATTTTCTTTTCCTTAATTTCTTTGTTGGTGGAACTGCTAATTGCAGTTTATGATATCATTATTTTCCAAACTCCGCTAATTGGAATTTGATTTATTGGAAAGTAGATTTTTATTGTGTTATTGTCTGCTTTTTCGCGCGTATAATAAACAAAAACTCCAGTATTATCTTCCATTAAAATCGTCTTAATGTTTCTATTGAGATTATGGGTAATGGTTAGGGTGTTTGATGACCAAACAAAACCTGTTGAATTGGTAGATGTAAAAGAACCAAAAAAATCATTTATTACGGTTGGGGCATAAATTTTACCCCAAACATCACTGTCTTTATAAAACCAATCGCCGGAAACAATATTCAGATAGAAATCGGTGTTGCCGCCAAGAGTATTTGACGGATCGGCACCGCCATATCTTACTCTTGATTTGGCAGTATCAATAACCGGAGCTGGCGCACTGCCAACCGGCCCGACTATAAAAGATTCTGTCAGTTCTTCAGCCATTAATTTCCGCCCTGGAAAATTTGTATTGTCCAAGTTCCGGTAATCGGAATTAACGCAACCGGAAAATAGATGACAATACTATTCACATCAACCGGATCAAAAGAATATGCGCAGTTAATTTTATTGGCATCTTGAATCCTTACTGTCGGGAAATAAGTCCCAAGATTATGGGTAATGGTTAGGGTGTTTGATGACCAAACAAAACCTGTTGAAGCAGTCGACGTAAAGGCAGACAGGAAACAACCGATTCCTAACTGTCCTTTTGTTACGTCCCCAGTATATGTACCGACGGAACTAACTTGACCCTTTCTATCACTATCTAACCATGCATTTGTATCGGCATCCCAAACCCAATAAGTTCCAGTAGAAGTTACCTTTGCGTTCCAGCCAATTTCGCCAGTAGGATATGCAGAAATTAACGCAGCAGATGTGGCAAAAACGCCTTTATAATAAATATCCCCAATACCCATGGGGAGTGTCCAGTTTACCTTATCGACGGAAACCCTGATGTAAATATCTCCGCCGACTGGCTTTGTGTGCCAGCTCAGATGATCAGAGGAAAATTGAACAAAAGTTGCATTGGTTAGCAACTGTCCTAAAATGGGATCAAATACTGGTAAACTGTTCATTTTAACCCCTTAAAGATCAATGTAATTATTATTGATCGGAACCCAATTGGTTATTGAAGCTCTTGCCGACCAAAGGCCGAATGTCCACGTTTGAATAACACCGGTTGTGGTATCGATTTTTTCAATGTATTGCGGCGTTGCGGCGTTTGGCATCGTCCCATAAATCTGATAATTTACGCCAGCTGTTGTCGTCGTATCGATGGTACTGGGTTTCCGAAAATGGGTATTGAATTTGAATACTCTGCTCATTTGTTCTTTCCTTAATTATTTTGCAACCAATCAAGTAATTCTTCAGCCGTCATTGTTTCGAAGCTGTTTTTAATCGCCCGATATTTTTCAAAAACAATTTGGCCATATTGAATCAAACCAAATTCAAGGCCAATAATTTGCGAATTAGATAAATGAATTACGCTGTCGTCTTTACATACCCAATCGGTTTCAAATGTCGAATCGAGTTTTGCATAGGCAGCCGCTCCATTAATACGCTCGCGGCTTCGGCTATCGCACTGAATATTCTTACCCAGATATTCAAAGCAATCGTCTTCTTCGCGGGCGCGAAGTTGGTTTGCCTTGTCCCTGGCACTATATAAGGCATCAGTTCTTTCGTCATAGGCATCGAAAATTGTTTGAGCAGCGGCCTTTTGATTGGGAGTGGCGCTGTGTTTAAAAACAATACCTGTTTGAAAACTTACACCATCTATCGGGCAAACTTCTTCAATTTTATTATGCAGCGCTAAAATGTTCATTTTTTTTACCTTTACATCAGCACAGAACTATTAATTGTTGCGGTGGTAAAAACCCCGCCCGAATAACCAAATTCAGCCAAATGCAAAGCCAAATAACCTAATGGCAGAGGCCGCCACTCGGAGGAGCTTCCGGTAACTGTTGTGGCACTACTAGTAATTCCGGATGCTCGAGAAATCCAAGATAAGTCGGCAGTCGCCAAGCCGATTTCACCAGCGGAAACCATCCCCCAAGTTGTATTATTTAGCAAGAAAACACCATCTTCACCACAAACCATTTCAACTTTATTATTAGCATCGTTATTATAATATCTCCAAGCGCCGGTCGTATATGAATGAGACGCACTAGAAATAAAATAAAACATTTTGTTTAATTTATTGTTTTCGTTCCAACAAAATCTCCTGACGGCACTATCCTCAGATTGACCAATTGTCGAAGTTGTCCTAATGGTTCCCAAATAACGTTTGGTAGTACTTCCACTTTTTACTTTAATTCCGTCTTGCAACACAAGGGCAGTGGCTCGGACGGTATCGCTAGCCCAAGCCACTGCTTCTAACGTTAAAGTTCCAGCATCTGAATAAGCAAAAATATCAAAATTGGTATTGGCTGCAAACCCTGTCAATGCCAAAGATACTTCGATAAATTGTTTTACCTCCCACTGCGCTCCTGTATATAACGCAAGGTTATTCCCATTATAGGGCGTGAAAGAAACCGAAGTTGCCGTCGGTAAATTCAGACGCCCTTGTGATAAAAAATTCAACGAAGTAAAGTTGAATAGAGATTCTAGGCTTTTCCAATATGTCGGATTTGCTCCGGCATCGGGGTCTTTTGTGCCGCCCGAATTCGGGCCGCTTGCAAGTAGCGATTGATACAAAACCGCATCGGTACCGCCGACCACAAAAGCCCCGGCAGGATAATCAGTCAACGCCGACCAAACAGGAATCCCGGTTTTTTCTACCTGATTCAATACCGCTGCAATTCGATAAAGAATCTCGTTTGAGTTTTTGCTATCGATAATTTCAGAAAACGGCCAGCCCTTTTCGACATCGGCTTGCAAAATTGCCGTATCACGATAAGTAACTCCGGCAACCGGATTTGTCGGGATTGTAGTAGTCGCGGATGTTCCGAAAACCATCCCTTTTAATGAAACCGTTCTATTTGCCATCTTAACTCCTGTATATTCTTATAATGATAAATAAATTGCAGCCCTTGCAAAATCTGGTCTTCCTGCTTCTTGGTCGGGTGCAAAACCCATCCCACTATTATTATAAGCGTTCATGGGTAGGAATACAACACCTAAAATTCTGGTGGTGGCCGCAAACGGCAATAAGTATCTAAGCCCAAATTTAGAATCATTCGCTGTTACAGTAAGCAATAAGGCGAGCACATTTCTCGGTATTGTACTCCTGACCACAAGATAAATATCAAGAGGAGCAACAGTAATAAACGAAACGTTTTCATTGGTCAATAATTTTATATAAGACCGAAGTTCCGGTACGCTTGCCCCTTGAACGTGATTTTTAAATATTTTAGCAAAAATCAATTTCCTATATTCAATATCATTTGCAACCGTATCCTCATATAAGCTGGCCGGACTACACCAAACAACAACCTGATCCGGGCAATTTATTGCATCGTCGGTTGTTAACCAGCTTTTAGTTGCACCGTCAATATTTACCCGCTCTTGTCCAACAAGAACACCAATACCGTCCAGTTGCACCCCGGTAGCGGTCATTAAGGTTCTTTTGCTTAATGAATCATAAAGCGAATCATAAAGTTCCTGGGCTTCTGCGGAGGTTGCCTGAACCAATTCATCAAGGATTGTTGAGTTCCTGAATTGATAAAGCAACCGGCTTCTTCCCCGCGCAAGAAGGTCTTGATTATATTGCGAAAAATCAACGGTTAAATTCGCGTTATTTTCGAATATATTTGTGCTCATGATACGTTCACCGTGATGTTACTTGTTGAGAAAGTGGCGATATGATCCCAAACAACCGCAATGTCCGCAGACCCCAATGTACCAGAAGAAAGACCAATTTGCACCGAATTTATTTTCAATCCCAGCACGGCATTAATCGGCGGGTAAAGTTTCGATACAACAACGTCATCGCCAGGTAAATAACCGCTTTGATCAAAAACATTGGTCTCAACAACACCCAGTCCCTCAATTCCATATAGGGCGAACTGAGCAATATTATTTTTAATCTGAACCACGGCGTCGGCAGGATAAGAATTGACGTCAATAATACTTATGTTAACCTCAACAAAAATCGGGACCGGTGTTGGTCTGGTAAACCGGATAATGTTACTGGTCTGCATAGTATCAACATAAGTTACCGAGGTGTTTCCATAAGTATAAATCGCAACCGCCAGACGTTCAAAAATAACCCGTGCAACATCGGCGTTAATGCCACCAATTACAACGGCGCATAATGATTTTGCCGGTAATCCGTTTCCATCCGTGGTCAAAGTATTGTTGACATAAATTCGACAACTGGTAACATTTTCAATATTCAAAATCGCGCCGTAAATCGCCTCTACAACAGATTGCGCCGGGGTGGTTGTCGATATATTTCTCCGGGAGCGCAAGGCGGCATCGGTTTCATCTACCGTTCCAGGAATTGTTTCCGCAATATTTGTGGCCGCATCCCAGCCGGAAATAATCGTTACCATTTTTGTCAACGAACCGGCAGCATAAACATAAGCCCCATTAGTGGTCGAAGTTGTCGCCGCCGTTGCTGTGCCGTCGCTTCCAATATAAACATCGGCATTAAGCGCCCAGATAACTTCATCGTTTGTATCCGATACCTTGCTCCCGACGGGGATAAGCAAACCAACAGAGCCGGTCAATAATAAAGTTGTCGTCGACGCTGTGCCGCTTTTCCGGGTTATACCGTTTAATTGAACAAGGCCACTAAGCCCCGGCCCGGCAGCAAGCAATGGATTAAACTGATTATAGGTTGCTTGCGCCAATTCCCAGGTGGTTGATAACTGGTCAATAAGAGTGTTAATCACCTGAACAAAAGGATCATCCTCTTGTAAATTGATTTGCAGGGTTTCCCCACTATCAGGATCAACAATCTGGTTTAATAATGCTTGTAACGAAGATCGAATGTCATTCAATCTTTTTAAATTAAAACCGGCAACTGTATCAACACCATAAGTCGTCATATTTAAGCCTCTATATAAAGTCCGTTGATTGTCACATAATCAGATATTTCATTGATATTCTTCTCAACAACGATTGTAATTGTTGGAGTGTATGCTCTGGTCGACCGCTCAATAACCAAAGAAAAATCAAGAATTCGCAATACGCCCGGCACAGCCAAAATTTTCTTTCTCAACGTATTCGAGAGAAGCGAACTATTTTTTGATCCGAGCAAAGTTGTATAATAAGGAATACCGTTTTTTACGTTTAGAAAATACTCACCTTCGTAGTGCATCAATGCTACTTTTACCCGTTGACGAACTTGGTCGGAACCAGAAATCAAAGTAAACTTATGATCGTTTCCGATAACCAAATCGTGGGTTATTGCGCCCAATTTTAACGTCCAGCTCATTAAACAACTCCTCCGCTATTATCCGGCCCGGCACGAACACCGCTATGAACATGAACTGCATTGATTGTTTTCCCCGAATGAGAAATTCCGTTACCGGTTAAAATAGGATCGTTCGCAGTTACACCGGACATTGTTCCGCTGACAAAAACATTACCTTTAATATTAATTGTCGGCGCAGATATAGCAATTGTATTTTGTGTCAGTGAAATTGTTGAGTCGCCAAAACCAGTAACAGAAGACCAAAAAGAAACCAACGACCAAAACAAAGGATTTGCTGTTCCTTGAACCCCGGCTAATGTGCCTGGGCCGTTTGCGGCAATACAAATATACTTACTGCCGCTATGTTGAACAATTTGATCAACAGTATAATTGGATGTATCGACATATTCCGGATCGGTATCTGTATTATCGGGATGTCTTACCCCGACCACATTGTTCGGCCCGTTTTGTTTTGTACAAACATAATAAGCCGAACCATATTTTACATTGGTACTAACCGGATAATTTACTTCATCACTCCAGTCGGGGGCGCAGCAAACAACATCAATTCCGGCATTTGATACTTTAACATAACGCCCTAAATTTGTATTCCTCATGACCACCCCGTCGTTCTGCCATGACGGGATCGCATTTGGCAAAGCAATTAATCCTACAATCGCAATCCCGTCGCAAAGGGAATGGGCTCTTGGCATAGTTAACTCGACCGGGTCTTGAACCCTGCCGTATTTATGCCAATTATCAATACTTCTTTGCGAAAAAATAATAAGGCATTGGTCGCCCTTGCCGACCGGGAAAGTCAAACTGAATCCGGTTGAGGTCGAATACGGAAAAACACAGGGAACTTGAATTAAATCCGGCAACTGTTGTTTTATTGATGTTCCATTTAACGCAGTAACGATTTGTCGAATATTCGGAGTTACTATCACGGTTTGATTGGTTGAATCAAACGACTGCACGGTTCCGGGAATAGATGTATTTACCCCATAAAGAAGCCGCTGAATGACCTGTTGCAAAATTGCCGGGTCTTTATTATCTAAAAAACTCAGATCCATTTTATACCCCGAACTTTTTTGATTCTATTCGCATTTGCCAGGCATCGCCGCTCGTATCGCCGTTAAACTCAATCGTGTGTACTTTATAATCCCCATTATACATCGGCACAAAGCCGCTTTCAAGCTGAACAATATCCCCCGGCGTAACCTTGGGGTTCATAAAGGCTGTTATTTCTATTCCGGTTTGAAGTTGCATTTTATCTTGAAGTTGAGGGGTTGCATGAAAAAGATTGCCAGCTTCGTTTGATACTTTGTGTTTAGTGTTCCCGGCTCTCGTGTCTTTAATTGCCTGAAATACTCCATTTTGAACGCTCCAACTGAAGCCGTAACAGTTCGCTAATCGGTCAAGTTCCACCGCAACTCGGCCATTAACAATATAGCCACGAGAACCGAAAATTCCTTCTATATCAATCTTACTCCCGCTTGTTTGTACATCCGGCATTGCGGAAGCAAGATCAAATACAACTGTTTTTACCTCTGTATTCGCCGGATAAACTTTTTGTAGCAATCCGGCGCTAATACCATTGTACCCATCGAATAGCGTCATTGTCGTTTTATTGCTCGAGCCCTCTTTAGAAGGCATTACCTGCAACACTTGCCCATCAGCCAATAAAGACATCGGAATATTTGACCAACCAACAAACAATTGAGCCCGCAGTGATTGTTTCGGTTGCATCAATAGTTTTCTGGTATCGGGGCGAAGGTTATATATTTCTATTGTTGATTCATTCGGCTGACCGACCAACTGTTTGTTAATGACAAAAGATATTTGCAGATTTTCACGTGAGCCGTCGGCAACAATATTTAACAGATTTTTGGTCGTGCTGCTCTCAACAATCTTGCCGCTTTGATCGGTGGAAGTTGACGTTATTTTTTGTTGTATTCTTAATTCCGCTCGTCTGATAAATGGTTGACTCATGCTACCACCGTATAGTCGAGATCATCCATTGAAAAATTAAGGGCTCGGGTCGGCATCAATTCAGCGGCGGCGAGTTCAAAGGCAGATAAGGCCACATCGTTGAAATAATACAGAACCGCATCTTGATTGCTCTTGGCAATACCATCTCCCCAGGCATCAATCGAACTTGATCCGCCGTTATTTAAATTACTGACGAACAAATTATTCATCGGGAAACCAAAATTGTAACCGTTTAGCAAATTGATCCCTGGCGCTAAAAGGATTCCGTTCAAATACAAAGGTTCATCTTCGTTGAACAAATTCAAAAACCAAGAAACATATTCATAACTATAGGCAAGACCAAAGGTCAGATAAACATTGTTGATTAAACTCTGGAGCGAAAAGGCCGTGTTCCCGGCAAGCTGAATAAAATTGATTGACTTTAACAAAGCATTCTGCGCGGTAATAAAATTATTATACAGGCCTTGCGTTAACGGATTCACATCGGTACTATTTTCAATCCCGGCAACAACGCCGTTTAGTCCAACATAATTTTCATCTACCCAGGTTTTAACAACTGTTTGAGATAATACTTCTTGATCCGTATAGGGAACGACATCTTGAATTCCAATATCCGATAAGCTGACGGCACTAGCAGTAATAGGATAAGTAGAATTAATTTTTAACCGAGTTTTGGTTTCGGAAGTCAGGTATGTCGATTTGATTGCAGAAGTATCTACTGTTTCAAACAAATCTTTTGAATAAGACCCGGTGTTAAAGTTGGTCAAATTTACTTTCTTGAATTTAACCGTAACTTTCAATTGCCCCCGGAATGGAGCCTCATGTGTTGCCCCCAAACTTTCAATTGCCATTGATTCATAAATTTCATGCTGGGTCAGTATGGTCAAGAGCTCGCGGGAATTCCGCATCCGTTTGAGTTCTTGCCATATTGTTCTTGAGGTTTCTCCGACTAAAGGAGAATTAGGACCGTCAATATTTGAGACATAAAAATTAAGCTCAAGATAATCGGGTTTAATAATAATGTGATCGGTCATCGGCGAACCGTTTTCAAGCACTTGGTCAACAACATCGTTATCGGCAGTATGGGCTTCACTAACCGTAATATAAGCGTCCAAATCTTGTAAAATAGCAAAACCATCAGTATTAAAAATAGTAACGGCTTGTGTCGGTTCGCTCATTTAAAAAGCTCCTATGGGCGCGGTCATTCCGGGCGCAATAGATTGAAGGGTATTTGAAGTTCTATTTGCAACTTCACGCGCCACTTCGTTGGGGTTTGCCGCACCATTAATATTAATGATTTGATTCATTGACGTGCTGTTTGCAGAATGATTTGATACTGGCTGCACTGGCGCAACATGATTTGATATACCATTATTGATGGCAATCTGATTTGATGCAATTGCTTGCCCCTGGGCTATTGCGCCTTTGGTTGGACTCGTCAAATCATACTTATCGGTCGATCCGGTAACTGCCTGATTGGTTTTGTCCTGAACATTCTTCAGTCCTTCGCTTGCGCCCCGGAAAATTTTTCCAACACCCGGTATTTTACCGAGCAAATTGAGCAAACCACGAATTGAATCGATAACAACATTAATCGGCATTAACAGGGCTTTCATAAAAGTCTGTCCCATTACCTTAATTGCCCCGATCATACTCCCGGTTGATTTCCATAATTTATCGAACCACATGGTAAGCAAAACAATTGCGCCGACAATGGCCGCTATAGCCGCGATAACCGCCGCCACTATCCAAGTAATAGGATTTGCCCAAAGTGCCGCCGTAAACGCCCAAACAGCGGGGATTACCGTTGTAAAAAGAGCGGTTGCAAAGGCAATGCATGCCGGGATAGCGGCAGATATCATTGAAACAGTAAATCCGACGACTGCCCTCCATACATTTCCAATCATTACCGCAGCAGTTCTAACCAAAGCCGGGATGGTTTTTGTTGTCAAAGTAGCCGCAAAACTCCAAGCGGATAACATCGCGCTTTTAAGCGAAGCAGCAAAGGCGGCGGCGGCAAAGCGGGGAGATGTCATTACCATTCTCCACCAACTTCCCATAACCGCTATTCCCTTGATCAATTCAACCTTAAGGAAATTAAGGGATAACGCGATTCGGGCAAAAGAAGCCTGAACCCAGGGCGTTGTTTGAATCCAAAGTAATGCCCAAGCATATGATGTTTTAAGATTAAATGCAAACTGAATAATTGCAATAATTGATTTGCCGACTGCAAGCGGAAGCGCCATTGCCATAATTGCGGCCAGCGCAAGGCAAGCGGTTGCAACCACTCCGGCAATGATTGCCGTCCCCAACATTGATTGAGTAAGCGTTGAAATAATCCAAATAAGCGGTTTTAAAACAGTCATCAAAATACTAAGAACACCAACCGCTATTTTTAAGCCGCTTGAAACTCCTTCAATGAAACCCCTCAAGGCAGTTTCAATCAATTGCCGATTAGTTTTAACCCAATCTTTCAGGTGCTCCAATAATTCGGTCATTTCCGGCATAGCACCGAGAATAGCGCGTTTATAAACAGCGGTAATTGTGGACTGCAAAGAATGCAATACTTCTTCAAATTTTTGAGCGGCTTTAATCTGATTTTCGGGAATAATGGCACCCTGTCCCCGAGCCTCGCCAAACAATTCCTCGACGCCCTCTTTCCCTTGCTTCAAAAGGCGGATAGTATCGGGCGTAAACCCTAAACCTTCGCCCAATTTTGTCGCCTCAATATCGCTCATTCCCTTGAACGTATCTGCCATACTTGCAGTATATTGTTCAAGCGATTGACCTGAGCGCATTGCTCCTTGAGCAAGCAAATCAATATCACTTTTTACAGAATCGGCGGAGCCACCGAGTTGTTCGATTGCATACTGATAAGTTTGAAGCGATTCATAAGAAACACCAAGACTTTTTGCAAAGTTTGATTCGGCAACAACGCTATGAACGGTTTCAACGGCAAAGTAACCAATAGCAGCAGCGGTTCCAGTTAAAGTCATTGCTAACTTTTTACCGGCTTCGCGAATTTGATCCATAACTTTTTTGGCGGCTTCAGCCGGGGCAAGATTTGTTTCAAATCCCAAAATAGTTATGAACTCGTCAACTATCGTTCTAGCCATTATTATCTTCCTGAGATTTTGCTTCTACATACTGATTCAGGTCGAGCCAGTCATTCATCGTCCAAACATCGTCCATCGTATAAGTGCCGTCCGATAAATCTTTGAACGTACATATTTTTGACATCACTAATCTAATCAATGGCCAATCGTATGCACACTCTTCGGGTATCGTTATTTTCCGCTGACCGTTGTCGGCGCTGGTGACTGTGGCAAAAATGTTTTCACCCCAGCGCCGATTCCTTTTAAAAAAGGTTTGACGTTATTCCATGTTACCCAAATTGCAACCGGGTAATAATCGCCGGGGTGGTTTTGGAAATGAAGATCAAAGGCAACCGGATCGCTCAATTTCTGATCTTCGCAATAAACATCACTCGAAAACGCAGAGGTAAAAATCCCGGAAACTTCGTCGGGGTCAAGGCTTGAAATTAGGGAAATAATAGATACGACCATGGTCGCGAGCTCTTTATTATCCAGGCTAAAATCAAGTCCTTCAAGATCAACTTTCCCGTCTTTGGAAGGAACGTTCTTCTTGAGCAGGTCAAGAGCACCGACCGCACCCTTGTTGGCGACCAGCTTTGACAATGCTGAAATAACCCTGAGGCCGAACGGAGCAGCCTTTACGGGAGGCATTTTACGCATCCCATAGTGACGGCCTTCGAGCGTTAATTTACAGTGAAACATATCCATTTCAAATCATCCTCTATTTTAATGGATTAACCTTCGCTTTCATCCGGACTGAAATCTTCGCCAATAAAGGTAAAGCTCTGAGTCTGCATTTCTGCGCCGCCAGTGGAGGCAGTCGCCAAATCACCCAGGCAATTTTGAAGTTTTACAACTTCCTCAACGCCCGAATAAATCGAAATATTGAGAAGTATCGGATTTGACCGATGCAGTTTATACAAACGGTTGAACAGGCCGCATTCCGGAGAAGTTGGCTTTAGTTTTAACGTTACTTTTCCGGCAGTACCAGCAGAAACAGAAAGCCTCGATCTGTCGAGTCCTTCCTGAACCTTAATACGACCCTCATTGGGCTCAAAAGAAATTGCATCATTGTCCCCGGCAAAGTCAGTAACAACCCGTTGAAAACTACCATCGGCAGCGGCAACAATGACGGAGCATTTTGCTTGCGAATAAAGTTGAGTATTTCTTCCCATCTTGAATTCTCCTTATGCAATCAGCTTCGCATAATTAGCGAGAGCATCGGTTTTTTCTTTTACATAACCGGGGTCGAATTCCCCGCCGCTAAACGCCCGTTCGAATTCGGTATTGATGCTCTTAATAAGATCAGCAACGCGCTTCCGATGTACCGCAGCATTTTTCAAATCTTCGGGCGTCATTTTGGCGTCCAATTTTTTCTCTACTTTGTCGCCCTTCTTGGCAACCCGGATAATCTTCATTTATTGTCTCCTATTTATAACATGGACATTCGTTTTGTGCTTCGCTATTATCATCACCATACGGGCAGGGCGCACCCTTAACAACCTGAATTTCTTTGCACCCGGAAACACATTGCTCAGTGTCAGCACGAAAACACTTACAAAGATTTTTCATAAAACTATCTGAAACCTTTACTTTAATTACTTTCATGTCAACACCTCTTTATCAGGAATAAGCTTCGACGTTAATATTGATCGAATGAACCGCCCCGTCAAGATTTGCAATGATTGTTGACGGAGGCCCGATTCTGGAGGCCCGATCCGATACCGTCATGTTCTGAAGCGGCGTAAACGAAATCGTATAGGCCGGGTCGATAGAAACCTTGTTATCGTTGCTGGCGAGTTGAATCGGTCTTGCCGCAAAAGTGCCGTTTAAAACGTAACGGCGGCAAATGCTATCCTCGGCATTGAAAATAAGGTTAACGCCGTTTGTGGTATACGGAACCTTATTATTTTGCAGGAAAACATTGTATACAGCAACCTGAAGCTCTTCCTTGAAGTTGTCCAAGTTAATCCGGTCGTCAATAAACCAAGATGTGTTTGAATCAACGCCTTCACGAGTGGTACGACTGTTGTTGCCAACCAGCGTAAACGTATTGATACGCTTGCTCGTCAATACCGCCAATTCCGATTCGGTAACAGGTACGGTCGGGATACCGTACAGGTCTTTGAATTTCATCGTAATTGTGGAATTCGAAGCCGAATAGTTGACGCTCAGGGCAATCGCCAGAATCGCCATTTCCGGATAATAATACGGGTTGTTGTGATAAACAACAAACGTCCGAGTATAACCGGCAGTCTTACAAAGATACCCGATATCGGTTGTTGAGCCGCTATCATGGGCAAATGCCGAATTTACGCACAGACCAATGATTCCGGTTCTTGCTTCACAATATGCGGCGGCAAGAGTTTGGTCGCTACTGTCGCGATAAGTTTTGTCGAGGACTTTTCCGTAAACAAACTTTCCGGAAGCGGAAGCGGCCTCATCGATATACGCCAGTTCACTGGCAATATCGCCCGGCAAATAGCCCGGAACAGTATAGGCGGTTTGCACGTCATTGGTATCGATGTATTGACCACCTAAGAAGCCCGAACCGGAAACATCAACGCCGGTCGCGGCGGCACTCAAATAAGATACTGTCGAAGAAGCCCCAGCAATTCCCGAAGTGATCCTCATCGTCCCGGCTGCCCCGGCAACAACAGTACAAAGGGTATACCCTCCGGTTGCGACGGCGCGAAGTTTGGTTTGAATTACGGTTGCGACTGCCGCCATTGTAGCACAGGAATGGAAATCAAGAGCGGTAATCGATTGTTCCGAACCGTCAATTGAAATTTTGAAACTACCGGTCGTAACCGCCGTCCAAGTTGCAATGGTTTGTTGGACTGAACCGAGTTCAAGATAACCGGCAACAGCAGCCTCAAAAATTCGGGCAATTGCCATCGTCTTGGCTCGCGGAGATTGAGAAAAGAATGCTGTCGCCGCCTTGTAAGCTTCGGAGGATGTGGCGAAACCGTCGGCGGTGACAGCACTCAAAGATGAATAGAAACGAATGCGGTTCGAATCTTGGTCAAAAGTTGCGTTGGGGGTACAGAAACACGGAATAGAAAAATCCGTTGTGGTTTCTGCCTGGGGTTTGGTGATGTTGACGGTAACATCAATATCCCTGGGCAGCGATTTAGAGCTGGAAACAATAATGGAACTCATATTTTATTTCTCCTTAAATTATTTGATTGATGCAATTACTTGTCTCAAACGATACTCTTGATCCTCGAGAACGTCTTTACTGACCGAACCGTGCTGTTTTCCAAGTTGATAAACAAGTTTCAAGTTATCAGCAATTTTCCCCAATGAAGTAAGATTATTGTTATCAATACTTCCGTCGACTTTCTTCTGCTTCGCATCCGCTTTCTTCATCTTCAATGTACGGAGAATTTTCATAACCTTATTCCTTATCGCTTTTTTTGATTTTCTTTTCCACTTCTTCAACCGCCGATACTTCACAATGTGCAACAGCATCGCGCAACGGTTTACGACTCAAATATTCAGCTTGCCATACTTCGTTGGCAACCGTTGCCGATTCTTTGGGCTTAATTTCAAGTCCACAAACTTGAACCGTTTGTTTGGAGTTGTTGATAATTTTCATTTTTATACCCTATTTGATTTCCAATTCCGACAACATTCCTTGAGCTGCATCAAGATGATTGAGAGAAGAAATAATGGCATCTACATTTTCTCTCTGATAAATCGAATAATTTGCTCGCCGAAAAGTGTCTTTCATTTGCTTGAACTGTCTTACAGCCGGAATCAAAGATTCGCCAATTTTTTTTGCCTGAATAACAAGCGGTTTAATAATATTATCTCCGGTCATATCCTCATCACCAATTTTTACTTTAATCAATTTCATTTCTTATTTTCCTTACGCTTGATTAAATTCTGTTGTTATTTGAATTCGATTGAAATAATCCGCATCAAAAACCTCGCTCTGTACATGATAAAAAGAGCATTTTAACTCCTGTCTTTCTTCAAATTTCGCGTCAATAAATGGCGCACTTGTATTATTAATCGTCCCTTTATCAGATAACCCGAAACCGTAAATCCCCATCCCATAAAAAAACTTAATGGTTTGAAAACTTGCTTGCAGGTTTGCCAAAGTACTCCGGGCATCGCCACCCAGTGCCTCAACAACGTAAGTCAGCAAACCCAGTCCTCTGACTGTTTCCGTCGCCCCGGTACTCGTGCCCGCAAAAGTAACAATGTCGTTTGCAACGGCAGTGTAATCCATTGTGATAATGCTGCAATACGGTTTGTTTGGTTGCGGGGTATCGGCACGGCGCAGAATGGTCGAGCGACCGGTAATCGCCTCCACGTAATCGGCAAAATATTTGTTTGCCAAATCGTATTTTGTAAAATCCTTGCTCACGCCGTTTCCTCGTTATCGCGGTCAAGATATTTAACCGCTAAATATTTCCGGTACATTCCGTCCGCCGATCTATTCGCCTCAATATATACACGATAAACATCATCGTCATATTTAAAAAATGTTTGAACTTGCGTCGCATCCTCTGCCGCACTATCTATAAAATACAGCTTCTTATTCCGTGTGTAAACCGTAATTGATTTCTTCTTAATTAACCCCTCGTCCAGAAGTTGAAGATCATCAGTAGAAGTTGGCAGAATAACCCCGACAAACCAGTAAGCGGAACCCTTGGTTTTTTGATAAATATGATCAACAACAGACCCCGTTTCATCGTAAGCCCAAATCTTACGAAGAAATTGGTCTAACACTGGAATCATATTTATCGGAAACATATTTTATTTCTCGCTCTTTTTTCTTATCGCGAACGTAACGGTTTGCCTCATTAGCCCGGTATCAATTAAGGGGTTCGCGCTTTTCTTTTTTGCAATCGTTGCCGGGGCGTTCGGGGGTTCACTAAGCTCGGTAATTTCAGTTTTCATAACCGCAACCGCTTTTAAGCCCATCAACTCGGCTAAATCCTCTAACTTCAATTTTCCCCGGTTAACAGCTTCTAAGCCTTTCTTAATCGGTTCACTCAACTCCCTGCTTGCGCGTTTACCGCCAATATCCATAAATCGGCGCGGCGGTATATGTTCTAACCCTTGGGCATCTTTCGTTCCGTAATTGTTATAAAAAGCCACGTCTATTACTGCAACGCCATTTGGGTAAGTTGCAGCGGTTGCCTTGCCCTTTGGAAAACCGATAACAACTTCCGGCAAATCTTTCAACCGGGCAATTAATTCCTTAATGGCGGTTGGCTTTTTCTCTTTGATTTTTGCTTTGATACCGGCCATTAGGATAATCATGCTCCCGAATTTTACGGCTTAACTCAACTTGGTTTGCCAGCTCTTTTTCTTTGCGTTCCCGGAACAATATCTTCAGGGCAATTATAACCCCGACGGCTTTGACCAAAAAGGGAAACAAGCTCTTTTTTTGAGCAAGCGGAATAAAGCTAAGATCGAGTTCGTCGGTTTTCTTAACTTTTAATGTCCTCATAATACAATTGCCTCAACCGGATATTGGGTATTTGCAACTTGATTTGCAATCAACGGGCCGCGACCCATTTTATTCCGAATACGAATGAACTCCTGTCCGAACCGGGTAGAGGCCAAAAATTTATCATCATTCCGATCATACATCGGCATCTCCAGAGTTTTGGACAAATCACCAACTGTCGCACTCGTCATAATCCCCAACGCTTGTGACATAGCGGCGGAGCCCGGAGCAAGCTCCGCCGACAATTGGGTATCAACAAACAAAGATAATAAATGTGCTGTCAGATAGTAAGCAGCTTTTCTATAATATTTTCCGAACGTACCCTCGGTAACTTCTACCGAAACATCGTCTTCGAGAATGGCCGTAATCCGCGAAGTTGCGAATACTGCCGAATCATCAAAGATCGGTGCAAAGTAAGCTCGGAAATCCGCTTCTGACAGCACGGTTGCCATATCGTTATTCCTTATCGTCCTGCTGGGCTTTAAATACCCAGGAGATCAAACGTTTATCGGTTGTATCGGCGTCAAACTCGATGTCAAGTTTCTTCGCCAAAACTTCAAGCTGTTCCCGATCCATTGCGCCGAGTTGTTTCTGGGTAAAATACTCGACTTCGGATTCTTTTACCTTTTCTTCAACATTCAGCTCATTTGCCTCTTCCGATGTAACCCGTTCAATTTTGGTTTCGGGAACCTTGGCATTTTCTCCGGTAACAAGCGTCGACGCTGCCGCCAAATTACCGCCGGGTATCTTTAGCGCACCTTCGTGCATCCCGGCGCTTAATTCGGCGATATAACGCTGTTTGTATTGATTGGCCTTGTCCATGTCGATGCTGTTGCCAAAATTATTGGCACGAAGCAGATTAAACTTCGGATAACCATCCCGGTCAAGATAGGGCGCAATTTCGGGATTCTGGTCACCACCGACACTTCTGATTTGCAGCATCAAGTTTTTGTAATTGGAATAACCAATTTCGCGGGATACGGAAGACTTATCGACCGCACTATCAATCTGGCGATTATTCAAAATAACCAGAACGCCGTTTGCGATAAGCTGCTGAAAAAACGGATGCGACTGAATTTTTTCTTCAAACACAGAAGAATCAACTTCAGTAATGGCGTTGTCGGATTCGATATTTACTCGAGCGCCGAGGCCTTTTGTACCACCCTGCTTTGTCATCAAATTGATAAAGTAAGGGGTCGGACTTGTATTTTGGATCAAAATTTTCATAATAAAAACATCCTCTACTTTTCTAAAATTCGAGGACGGTATTTATCCGCCCTCGATTCGTTATAGATTAGATACCTTCCATATGGGCAGCGGAGCGCGGATACCGAACAACGCAACCGGCGCTATAAGCATACCAGAGCAGAATGTAGGTAAACAAATTCTGCTGAACCGGCATACTCTGAGCTTCTTCAGGAATTTCAACGGCAATTTTGTCCTCTTTCTTCACATAAGCGGACATCTTGCCGGTGCCGTTATAACCGGCACCTTCGTATTCATTCACCGGAATGATATCTTCCAGGCTCTTGAAATACGGGCTGTTTTCCAGAATATAGGTCATGATCGAAATATCGCGGTTTTCCAAACGGCGGTTGACCAGATAATTCCATTTGCTCGGGGAGAGCAGGAGCTTATTGGGCCGTTCGCGCATTTTGGAATTTACCCAGATCGTCATTGCGATACCGGAAACGTCGGCAAGAATTTCATCTGCCGTCTTGGATTCCCAATTCGTATCTCCATTTGCGCCGACGTCAACCACGCCGACCGGAATTAACGGGTTATTCAGGAAGCCGGGAACGCCAGCATCCGGCAATCCATAGAATGCCTGGTCATTCAATGCTTCTTCAACGCCGCGAAGAGCAGCAGTCTGGCGAATCTGTTCCGGCGAATAACGGGCGCGGCCATTGCGCTGGGCAACAACAAAGCCCTGGAGTTCCTGAATGGTCCAAGTGGCACCAATCCCCCACATTACAACCGGGTATTTGATTTCCTTACCGCCGCCGTCTACAAACGGAACGTCTTTGCCGCCAGCATTGATTACTTTGGCCTTGGCGAAGAAGTCATAGACTTCGGACGTAATTTCTTTTACGCCAGCACCGCCCTGATTGATGATCGGGAAAACGTTACGGAAGGGGAGGATTTCATATTCCACTTCGTAAGCTTTTGCGGTCAGGAACTCGAGCGCACGGTTGAAAAACAGTGACTGATTTTCAACGGCGTCGGTTGCGAGGTGCATACCGTCCGCTTTCAAAGAATGGGCCAGATAAATCCGGTCTTCATGCGTCAAATTGGCGTAAAAACTTGCCGCCGCATCAGCAACATGAATCTTGCTCATGCCGCCCATGCTGGTCACCGGCTGAACGCCGTTGCCCTTCGCATATTTGGCAGAATCTCCGATATAAGATACGTTCATTTTATTCATTCCTTTCCTGTTTTAGCGGAGGCCTTTAACATCAATGATACCAACCTGACCAACGCTGTAAGTGCCGGTATAAATCGCCGACCCCAACTGCGTCCGACCCGAACCGCTCGCGGCGTAAATTTCGCCCGTAGCATCATCGAAATAAACACTACCGCCACCGGCAGTAGCTTCAAGGCAAAGTACCTTAATAAGACCGTCCTGTCTGAAGGCACCAACATGTCCTTCGCGAACCGTAGTGGTCTTGGAGGCAGCACCGGCTCCACCTTCTTCGGTAATACTTCTCAGGGATACGCCCAAAATGGTCGCCGCAACAACAGCAGCGGTACCAACAACAGTCTGGAAACTATCCCAACCGAGCATCACGTTAATTTCAATGCCGCTTCCACCGGTAACAACGCCGGGATAAGTAACACTCGAAGTCGTGCCGGTCGTGCCGGAAGTAATCTTGAACTGTTCGGTGGCATCATCCCAAACAACCGTGGCCAGCGTATAACCGCCAGTACCGATTGCCCGAACCGCCGTCTGAATTACACTCGCAATCCCATCGAGATCGGTTGCGGAATGAAAATCAAGGGCAGTAATATTGTGAGCAACGCCGTTAATCTTGATACTGAATTCACCGGTGGTAATCGCAGTCCAGGTCGAAAGAACCTGAATCGGAAAACCAGTGCCGATCAGATAACCGGCAGAAGCCGCATGAATGCTGGTCGTGCCCAAACGAGCGCGAGGCGGCGGGCCGTAGCTGGAACCGAGACTAACAACACGTCCAAAAGGAATGTCGCCATTTTCGGCAATAAACGAAAAATCGCGGGTCGGATTGGAATCCGCATTCGCGCCCGGCAGACCGTCGGACAACACGCGATCATACTGCTTCTGTACATAAGAGGGAACCGCGACACTCATTATTTGCCTCCATTGAGTTTCAACAGCCGAGCTTCTTTCGCTACCTGAACAAAACTTTTCTTCGAAGTATTTTCCGGAGCTTCATCGTTTGCCAGAATCTGCATGTCATGTTCCCATGAATCAATCTTTTTCTGGCTGGTCTTTACGGCAGCGTTGAACATGCTGTCAAGAGCTTGGGGATGCAGGGATTTGGTAACAACGCCGGGCATCTGCTTTTTGATTACAGCACGTTTTACCGCATCGCCGTCGAATTTACCGTCGCGCCCGATATAGCTATCGACCGCAAAAGTCGAACCGAGAATTTTGGAAGCAACGGCGGTCAAACTCAACATCTTGCCGACCGCAGTTTCCGCGCTATCGCCTTTTTTCTGCATGTCAAGGAACCTCTTGCAATAATCATATGCAGCCTGATCCATCTTGCCGACTTTACCTTCTTCGAGTTCAACCTCGAAAATAGTATCATCTTCGTCGACACCTTCTTTCATTTCCTCGGCTTCTTCTTCCGGAGTTTCTTCAGCGGATTCCTCTTTGGTTTCTGCTTCATCTTCTTCGGTTACTTCGCCGTCATTGTCTTCTTCGCCGTCTTCAAGATCGTCATCATCGACGCCGGGAATTTCGACCTTCTTATCGTCGTCTTCACCGTCTTCCTGAATTTTGACATCCTTTTCATCCATTTCTTCAACTTCCGCTCCTTCGCCTTCCAACTTCTTAGCGACTTCGGACGAAATTTCGGAAACGTTTTCTTCGTCTTCGTCAGTCGCCAAAAAATAGCGATAACGAGCCGTCGGCTTCTGGGCTTTATCAAGAGCCTTCGCCTGTGCTTTTCCAAACTTTCTCATTGTTTGTTTTCCTTTTACTTTATTCTCAGTGCTGTCGCACACTCGACAACTTGAACCGCAACGTCCATTTTGAACCAGAGCAACATGGTTCGGCATCAAATAAAACTGAACAGCTCGATACTTCTGACCGTCCTTCGAACCTTCCTGACTGCGATACGCCGTCTCATAACCGGCAGAAAGTTCATCGTAATCGTCAGATTCTTGAAGTTTATCAATCGCCCATTGATCGTGGATCATGATGTCGTTTATGATATATGTTTCACCATCGACAACTTGAACACGAGCATTTGAACCGGTTGTTCCAACAATAACTTTTTTCACCGTCTCCGGCGTTACTTCATTTTCTTCCGGATGTTCCATCGTGATCGGAATGTTATTGAAATAATTGCAGCATTCCTTGAGCGCTTCCGGCGGACGGTAAACGGTAATCAATTCACCGTCAGCAACGACGGAACCGTCTTCACATTGGACATTGGAATATTGGAGTAAACCAGATTTGGCGATTCGACAGTCCGGTAGGAGTAAGTATCCGGCAGGGTGAATCCTGCGTTTACTTCCCTGGGTCTTGATGAAATCGACAATCTTTAAAGTCTTCAATCAGTTTTCTCCTACTTGTTATAGATAATAATTGATTTCGCTCAATAATGCAAGCAATATTAATTCACCTGCATTTTGCCTATATTTATTTGTTGATGATCGCAAGAATAGCTTGCTGATATTCTTTATATTCTTGAGGCGTCAATTCCGTTCCTTCGAGAGCTTTAAACGAATTATAGTCGCCCCGGATATGTTTGCGCCATGCCTGATCACGTTTGAATTTTTCGGCATCTTTTTTTGCCATTTGTTGAATGCGTTCTTCGTCACCGATTTTTACTTTGATAATTTTCATTATCGCCTCCTCGTTATTTATATGTTTCGAAAATATTTTGAGCAATTTGTTTGATATATTTATGATAGGCACCCATTGCCATCATAAAATTCAAATCGGAGCGCGACTTGGTCATATCGTAAACTTTCTTTTCCAAAACACTTTTTGGACCCATAAAGGTCACTTCCCATTTCTGAGGAGCTCGATTATTAGCAAATCTCGTTTCTGATTTTGGATCATCAAGAATAACCAAACGAACAGAATAACCGCCTTCGCCATATGAAGCGCTGTCGTTTAACTCCCAATTATCGTCTTTGCATTTCACTTTGATAATTTTCATTTTACCAATTCCCTCTTTCATGATAAAACCAGTTACGCCAGTCCGCTATAGCTTCACCCAAAATATTTAAATCGTGTCCCAGATTGACAGAAACATTATTTGCTTTATAAAATTGATTGGCTGAGTTTTCCAACAACTTAAAACCGGCAATCACTGCATTTTCTTTTTTACCGTCAATCAATTTAATCAACTTCTCAATCGAGATTTCATTTTTCTTAACAAAATCTTTGACCTCAAAATCATCATATTTTTTCAGGGTATTAATAGCGGCAATAACTTTGGAAGAATATTCTTTTCCAAGATCATTATCGTCACCAATCTTTACTTTCAAAATTCTCATTTTGTTATCCGTTGTTTTGTAATATTAGGATTTTTTCTTTTACCGGCGTTAAAAGCAGGTCTATTATTAATTGACTGATAAGACTGAATAAATTTGAGATCTTGTTTTGAAAGAACCTCGCCGGTTTTCAACCTTTGAATAAGATCTTCATAATCTTGCTTCATTTTGTCTTTTATATCGTCGGTTTTTCTAATCTTAATAATTTTCATTTTATTTAACCTTTACAATGTATCGAAGTCCGGAATTACGGGATCAGCAAAACATCGGCAGAGAATCGGTTTTCCCGGCGGACCGTCGGGAGGCGGTTGACGAAACGGTTTTCCGTCCGGCGCAATCGGCGGCTTCGCCATTTTTTGAAACAAAAAATACTGTCCTTCCCGATCCCAATGATTTCCATGATATTTGCTATTCTTATCGACATCCGGGTATAAACCATTCGGATTTCCAGCAACTCTCCGGTCTCTAGAATTACGCCAACAATACCCCTGCACCCCACAATTCTGCATCCTGAGATGGTTGAAATCAGAAAATGCTTTTGCCGTCTGATCTCGGGCAATCAATTTCGCTTTTGTCTTCGTCGCCTTAGTTAAATCCATTAACGCTTGGATCATCCCGCCTTCCGGCACCTTAACCCCGTTCACATTATCTTTAACCAAGGTCTGTATATCATCAAAGTATTTTTTCGGAATACTAGAAATCAAATTCACGTTTTCTTTTACCTGAGCATCAAAAGCATCCTTCAATCCCTTTTCGGTCATAATGGTCATCAAATCAATTCCGGCAGCTTTTTTAAATTGAGCATAAAACTTTCGTTTGCTCTCTTTGTAAGTTTGCAGGGTTATATCTTTTGCGGTCGCCTCGTAAGCGTAGAGTAGGTCTTGATATTTACGCCGTAACTTTTCCAGCCGGTGATTAAATTTTTCGAGCAGGGTTTGATCAGCTTCAAATTTTCCGATCAATACTCCATATGGCCGGACGGATTGTTCCGTGATCAACCAATTTTCGCCCTCGTGTATTGCACCCTTAATTTTACCCGTGGAAATGTCTCGGATAACCTGTTTTTTAAGCACCCCAACCATCCGGGCAACCTCGTATGCGGTCAAATAACGAACGGCGTCTGTGGCTTGTTTAAACGTTAATTTTGCGTTTTCCTGAACTTGAGCTTTGGAAAGCTTCTTTTGCTGTTCCTCGCTCATCTTCAGAATCAGGGGCTTAAGCTGGAGTTCATAATCGCGAGCAAGACGACGAGCCAATTCAAGTAGCTTCGCCCGGTACTGGGCGATTAAAGTTGGATATACTTGAATTGGCTTGAACTTCATTAATTCACTTGAAGAATTTTTACAGCATTATTTATTTTCTTCAATCTGTCCTCTGCAAATTTTATTATTTTTTCATTGCCTGTATCTTTTGCTTTGGCTAAAGCAAGTTGAAAAGCAATAGAAGAATTACCTAATTTAATAATTCCATCAGTATAATTCCTTACCGCTTCATCCAAATGCAAAACCTTATCATCACCGACATGTTTCGGCAGACTCTTGTAAGCCGACTTCGGCGTCTTGCTCGCAAATTCTTTGGCGACCGCCGGTTTCTTTGCAAACAAATAACCCTGTTGTGCTTTGCTCTCAAACACGTCCTGCTTCTTTACTGTTTTATTGTGAGTCTTTTCAGGGACAGCATCCGAACACTTCACTTTGATAATTTTCATTTCTTCACCTTTCCTTAACGATTAACCTTCTCCATTGCCGCCCAGATTTCACCCGAAATAGATTTTGCACCGTTGAGTTTGCTCGAGACCTTCCCACTATCATCAATCGAAATATAACCATTACGATCATCGAGGCCATAAATGCGAACATTGGTCGAATTAGCCCATATTTTGCAAAGCCTTCCAATTTTTTCATTATTGGTTTCCGCGACGAGGGCGTTAATAAAATTTTGCGCAACTGCCTTTCTTTCGTCAATAGTCATTTTATCGTCACCGACCCAGACCTTAATTATTTTCATTTTTTACCTTAATTATTTTCTTGGCTTTATTTATAGAATCTGTTTCTTCCCATTCCGGCACCACATCTTCTTCCTGTGCGGCCTTCAAATTTTTAAGCGTTTTGTTTGGACGCCCCAGATAATTATCTTTATTTGCCTCTTCGGCGGCAACTTCCGGGTCTACCTGATAAACCCCATCACGTGCTCTTTCAAGTTCGTCGGCAACATCCATCGCATCCACCAAATCAACTTCATTCGCTCCGGTTTCTTTTTCCAGCCGTTCAATTTCTCCTTTCGTCAGGTTGTTAAAAATCTTCCGTTCCATAACTTCTTTCCGAGCAATCTTCAGATCGATAATTTTATTGTCCATGGACGCAGTAAGCATATCCAAGAACTGTCTATCGGTTTCCATTTTCTTTTCCGGCGATACTCTTTCAAGGGCTGGGAAGACAACGTCAAAATCAGCCGGGAGATTTTCGTTAAATAAGGACGGAACAATCCAGCGCCGGTACAGGCTCATCAAATGGGGTTTAGCTCCGGAAGACTGATATTCTTCAATCATATCGTAATAATTGTTCATGTCGCCTTCGCCAGTAGCATCCAAACCCTTGGCACTAGTGCCAACCAGCTTTGTAACCGGATACCCTGTGGCGGCGCTTACAGTAGTATAAAACCGCTCTAAAATTTGATCCAAACCGCTAAAGGCCCCGACCTCAAAGTTCTCCAACTTCTCTTTAGTATCAATAATTGCCATGTTATTATTGGACATCTGATAGTTCATCAGATTAACCCGCTTCAAAAATGCAGCGGTGGCTTCGTCGTCCGCAACAATACCCAGCAAATCATCGACACTCAATACCGGTACGGAAGCCCGGAACAAAAGTGAGGCAATAGCACTATCAACAATACCAGCGTTCCTGACCGCCTCATAGACGTTGGATAAAATAGATTGACCCCAATAAAGATTACGCTGCCTTTCATACCAGGGCAAAAACTCACCGCCGAATCTTTCTACCCGAGAATGATGGACAATAGCTCCGGTTAAAAATAATTCTTCATCCTTAACCCCGGTCTGTTTTAAAGCAACTATACCGGCGGAGCCAATTGTATAAGTAATCGGCATCAGAAAATCGTCAGCCAACGGGTTCATGAAATTAATACGAGCGGCATAAGCTTGCCAAGCGTCAAACATCCGCAAACAAAGAAGGGAATTATGCGGCAAGTAATCGGGAATAGGATTCCTCATTGCTCCCCAGGTCGCATTAGTCAGCGCGACAATAAGGGAGCCGCCAAAAATACGTTCTGATTTCAAAGCGGATAAGAGTAATTCTTTTGTTCCCAAATGTTCATCATATTTTTTGAGAAGATTAATCTTATCCGGTTCCCAAGACGGACAATAGATATCCCAGCCTCGCTTTAATGATTCTTTAGGGAGCAAGTCAACAATACGCCGCCCCAGCCATCCTTCATAAATATCGACCAGCTCTTGATAACCAAAAAAGTTTTGAGGAGAGAACACAGATTGTTGGAGACGGTCGGTTCCGCTGTTCATGCTCGTAACGAGATTGACCAGCGAATCGACCTGTTTCGTTTTGGTTATCTTCATTCGGATTCCTGCTTTATTTGGAGAGTTTCAGAATCCGTTTGGTATCAGCCGCTTTTGCCGCCTTGGAGCCGGAAGCCAAAATCAATTTAGCTTCTTCCATTCCCCGCTCGCTAAGCGAACAATCTGCTCCATCATTCAACAAAGCAATCGCGGCCCGGAATTCGCCAACATGAACAAGCTCTTCTTCGGCAATCGAATTGAGCAAGGCAGCGATTTTTTCGTTGCGAATTGATGTAGCAAGTTGGGAATACAGATTTGCGGCCTCAAGTTCTGCGGCCAACATTTCACGCAATGCCCGGATAAGTTCTTGGTCGGTAAGTTTCCGGTCAAGATCAAGTCCGGAAAAAGAATCTGCGAATTTTGCCATAATTGAGTTATCCTTATAAAATTATCCTTACAAAGATAATAAGCGCAATATAGCAAAATTGCAAGGTCAACACGGAGCGCTGGTTAATACTGGGTAATTATGTAGTAGGTTTTAAATTTTCGCAAACCGTAATAATTAAACCCGCTCAAAAGCGCGGCATCCGGTAATATTTCCGGCCTCATCCCTTATTACATCAGCAGGAACGATCAAGTCCGTACGTTCGGTTACAGCACTTGCAACCATACGACTAACAATCAAATAAACCCCATCAACTGCATCCGGCAAACCAGTAACTTCACCAAATGTTTGTCGGACAAATTTAACAATAATTTGTCCGGTTTTATCAATATGACCGTCAAGGCCATATCCGCCGAGTTGTTCGGTTAAAGACGTAACTCTCGCCAATCCCTCCGGCACAAACTCAACAACAGACTTGTCCGGAGCGTTATATCTTACAACATGTGGGGTAAAATTTTTAATAATCATTTTATTGTTTTCCTGCAATTAGTAGTGCCATTTCAATTAATTTTGTACGAATGTCCCCATTCATACCGGTATCAATTTTGTAATTCATTATCACATCTTTTGCTAATTCAACCAACCAATATGCCGGATAACAATATCCGGCTGTCATTTTACCATCCTCGTCGTAGTGATACGATCCGCCAGCGCGTAGTGAAAATTCGTCGCGCGCCTCGACCCATTCAATTTTAGCCCATTCACCATTTTCAAAAGACGCCCCAACTTTCCTATCCTCTAAATATTTTGCATCATCCCAATCGCAAATATTATGATTAATTGTTTCTGCAAACCATTCCCCATTAATGTTTGTGATATTATATTCTGATATTTTCCGCAAAATCTTTCCGTCGGCGGCATAAAAATAAACAGCCCTTTCAATTGCAACTTCATCCCAAGTATTCGCGGCTAACGCTGTTTCAATTTTAATCCGATTCGACGGCCTTACGATTTTCATTGTGAGTATATTGGCTTCTGAGATATTCATTCTTTGATTCTCCAATAACCGCCGTCATAATTTTGCACTATATCATCCCATAATTTTTTAACATATTCCACTAGCACTCCCGTAGAATCAATAAATTCTCCGTTAATCAGGTGATAGCCGCCATTACCAGCAGCATCCGGCTTTACTTCTTTGCCAAATTTATCATAACTTCTTGTAATTATCTTTTCCATTTTGTCATCCTTGATTTATCACTTTCAACTAATCATATTATACACCGGTATAATCGAAAAATCAAAATAAAGAACGAAAAATAATCATAGAAAAATTAAACAAACTATTCCGGTAATGTTAACTGTACCAGGCGACCGTGAGCTTTAGCGCCGGGCAAGCGTTCAACAAGCTTCTTTTTTCTCAACTGCCGGATTGCTTTGTTAACCCCGATATTAGTAACACCGATAATTTTCCCAAACTCAATGTCCCCAATGTCGCTTTGTTCCTTTACCTGATTTTCCAAATAGAGCAGATAAAGAAATTCTACTCGGCCGAGCGGGGTTTTACACATTGTCTTCCACATCTTTTCTGTAACTGTCATTTTTACCTCTTTTTTAAAATTGGAGCCGGGTGTCGGAGTTGAACCAACGACCGATTGATTACAAATCAATTGTTCTACCACTGAACTAACCCGACCCATATAATTTACGCCATCAAATAGAATACAAAAGAAACCGTCGCAACTGCAACCGCTATTATAGAGGCAACAACCAGATCGGCAATTAACTCTTTTTTGTTTTCTTTGCATTCGACAAAAAGAATATTCTTTCCGTCTGTTCTCAGGAAAGAAAAACACTTCACTTCACCGCAAGGCAAATTGGCGGTAGGTGACAAAGAAGGATTATAAAAGAAACAATCCTTACAACCTCTTTTAATCTTTTGCTTTTTTATTTGTAGTTTACGGATAACTCCGTCGATCACAAACTCCGTAACTTCGCCCGGTTGATATTCTTTCATTTTTTACTCCTTGTTTTTTTAACGGTTGTTGAATAAGGCGTACTCGTTAATTCCGATGCAAAATGCCACGACCAATTTTCAACTGTTTTCGCCCAGGCAACGCCATATCGAATACTTTCATCAGCATTATAGCAAACAGCAACCACCATTCCCTTTTCTTCCGATATTCTCGAATACACTATTTGATTATTTTGGAAGTGCGTCAGATCGGCCGTTTCATTCGACCTCCGGCAATGAACAATGTGTCGAAACAATTTGTCGGTCACGGTAAACCGGATTGTTTTTTAGGGCATCAATATCGTACCCGAGTTTTATTTTAGGCGGCGGATTATTGCACCGATCAACTAAACCTAATAACGCGCCGTAAATCCTCTTCAACATGAGTCGAACCCCTTTGAGCATTTTCTTTTTCCTCGTACATTGCTTGTTTTATCCGAACCTTTTTATCTTCTGTTTTTTGCAAATTTTCGAGATATTCTTCTGTATTCCAGGGCATCAATAATCTCAAATATTTGAACACTTTCATTTACCCTCTCCCTCAATTGTTATTTAAATTAAATTATACAACAATATAACCTAAAAATCAACCTCCGTTTCTGAAAAAACATGATCAGAACTTGTATCTATTTTTAAAGGCGTCTTTTTTACTTCCTTATATTCCAATCTCCCCAAATACCATATTAACGCCCGGCGCAGTAAATCGGCCTTTTGTTTTTCATTCATTTTTTTATCTTCCCAAACAATATCTGGGAAACAAAGTGCCAGGCAAGTTCCCTTATAAGTGCTTTCTGGTTTTATTAAAGACAAATCGGGCTTAAGCCTTGCATGCGAACGCAGCGCCTTTTGACAAATGTCGGAATAACTAATGAGGTAAGTGTCTGAATAAAATTCAACAGCTTTTTTAAGTTGTTCAAGCAATGAATTGGATACCCGGAGTTTATGTTGGATATCTACAACCAATTCCCTAAGCTTTTGTTTACGGCGGCTATCCATTTGTTTTTCTCTTTTATTCGGGCAGTTCTTTAATTCTGTTTAAAACCGCTTCTGCCCTTTCGGATGTCTTTAAATCCCGGTACTCGGCAACTTCTTTGCAGCAAAGATAATCAGGATCGTGTAACGGGCATTTACTACATTCAAAATCATAATCATCGGTTCGATATTCTGCGCAGTATGGTTCCAAACCGGGCATGTCTTTCAAAAATGGATTGTTATGGAGCAAATAAGTAATGGAGGACATTGGGTGCCTTACTAAGAACTCCCACTTACTGATAGATAAGTCTTTTGTTCTGCTCATTTTCTTGTCCTTAGTTGTAAATAGACTTTATCAATATAATCCAAATTCGCTTCTACCCGATCATTAAATTCCCTTTCGTCCAGCAGGTAGTTAACCCCGCGCAATATCATGTCGGCCCGAACAAAATCATTTACCCAAATCGCGTGATAAAAAAACTGGGGAAAATTCTGTGTCGTCAACGCATCGAAATCCTTAAAAGGAGGCGATACGAATTTTTTATGAAATCGCCCACAGGTTTTTCGTAAAGTCAAAAAGTAAAAGCCGTCGTCTTTAAAAACAACAAACAGGTGGAATATTTTTCCAGCCTTAATATTCCGCACGGGCAATACAGTATCGGTAAATGTATATTCTCCTAATCTAAGATTTTTAAGGCACCCCACAAACTTAAACTTCGGATTTATCATTTAGTTCCCAATCAAATTTAATTTTATCGTTCGTCAAGATATTTTTATCGGCTCGTTTTAGTCTTGGGAATTCCCGATAATAATAGTTACATTATACACCGGGTTAAACAAAAATCAAATATATGTAGTAACTTTTATTTAGTTTTCTTTACCGCATATTTCACTAGCCGGGGCGAATAATCCTTACAAACGGTATGTTTATACTGGCAACGGCATAAATCGCGATTAGAACAGCTATTGCAAAGATTACTCATTGCATTCGATCCCGGCAGGATGATTATTGTAATGCTGCGGATGATTTGCTTGTTCTTTCATTATTCCAAATCTCCTTCGGTTATACCGGCAAGTTCATTTAAGTCACGCCGGATTGATTGAAGCTGAATTTCAAGTCCCGACAATTCTTTTTCATCAAGACTATTACCTATTGTATCATAAAAAGTAGTTTTTTCGTCAACATAAGACGAAACCTGGGTTTGCTTTATCTTCTCCATAATATCGTCAATCTGTTGCAACTTGGATTTACCCGGTTTTGCCCGAACAAAACAATCGTCACAAAAAGAAAATTCTCGAGCCGAGTCGTGCTCAAAATTAGAAAGTTTATCGTCATACGATATTTCTTCTTTATTTACATAAAGAAAAGGATACCCATTTTTCCAAATCTTAATTACCCCGTTTTTCCATTTACGTCCACATTCGAATGCAATTTGTTGGACTTCTATCGATTGTTCGGGTGTAACCCTTATTTTTATATTCTGTCCTTTATACAAAGCCCATCTAAAATTCGGATGAGTTTCTATCTTCTTTTCTTTGGATTTATTCACTTGCCAGCTCCTTGTTATATGTGATTTCGGCGGGGAAATCTGGCAGGTTAACCAGGAGCCGCATAACTTGCCGCATTTGCGGGTGAGCCGCCTTGTCGAGGCGCAATGCAAGGATATTTTGCCACTGTTCGAACGTTGCGGTCATTATGACCTCGGTCTTGAGCGAGTTGGGCAATACCGACCGGGCTTCTTGGGGTTTGCAGCCATTATTAATCATGTAAGCATAGTATTGCTCGCTGTTTGCCATGGCGCGAAACCATGTTTGATAATTAACCCCATTAATGTTTTTAACCCAATCAAAACAAGGGCGAATAACTTGCATATTGCCGGAGCAATCAACATACCGGGTTGACTCCTGACTAAACGACGCAACTCGGTGTCGAACCAGTTCGTGGGACACGCCCCGGTCACAGATAAACCGAACAGTCATGTAATCGGCAGCTTCCGCGACAGAATACCAATCCATGTCACAACGCTTTTCTACCGGCACAAATTCACCAAATAAATCCTCCGAAAATTTGATAAAGGGTTCTGCCACGCCGTTAGCAAACCCTCTTGTATGGCGACAAAAGGCGACAAACAAATTTCTCCAGGCTCGGACATTACCGGTGGTATCCCCATTTTCATCTTCGATAATAAAAGATCCGTGGAACCCGTAGCAAAAATTCTTATAAGACGGATTTTCTCTACTCTTGAGAGTAAGATGAACGTGTTCCAGAATTGAATCGTGTTTGGTTTTGATCCGGGCCGCAACAAATCTTCGCGCCGAATCTTCAGTGATTTTATCTTCGCTCTTATAACACACCCGACCGCAAAGTTCGATTTTTTTCAACGGGTCGTGCTCGTGAATAATTTCAACGCTGGGTTCAATAATCTGCATTTTATTCTCCTTTATATCCCAATTGTTTTGGCGCAATCCAATAAGACGCACCCTCGCCCTTTACCCGAATTTCCAAAACGGATTCGGGATCAAAACTATGTTGAGTAATTTCAACAAACTCCCCATTCAAAAGAGCGGAAGTTCCGATTAAAAAACACTTGGCCCAATTGGGAGCTAGAGATAAGCTATTATCGGGAACAACAATAAGAGAATCCCCATTAGCAGAAAACAATTTGAGCCTAACCAGCCCGTTGCCCAAATTACTTTCTAATTGACAAAACAAGTGAAAACCTTCCCAGGCATTTGTTAGAACATAATCGCCCGGCAGGAAAGTTTCGTTTTTAACAGGATCGTGTTCTTTATCAACAACGACCTTCTTCCTTAGTTCCACCAATTCCTCGAGCCAAGTGGCAAGTTGTCGATGTTCGGCGGCGCAGGAACAATCCGGATTTGTATTATTATAAGAATCCGCAACTTCCCTTGAATGTTTTATTGCTTCTTCAATATTCATCTTTTCGTTCCGTTTTTACAATGTTCACGCCATAATTTACCGGTGGAGCTGGCACTGGCAGTCCTGCCGCACCAAGGGCATTTACTGGTATTGATGGCATTACTCCATCCTTTCTACTTGTACACCGTTTTCACTTACTCGATAAAAAAACAAGCCACCGCAAGATTCGCAGAATTGATCATCTTCGCTCGGCACTATGTTTTTTACTTTAAAACCTGCGTTGCAATGGGGGCAGGTGCCATCGAGTAGTATGCGACTAGCAAGTGCAGCATGGTAGTCGGCTATTTTTTGTTTCAAGGGTATTTTGCTATTCATTGTCGTCGCCGTCATCCGGCCCGTCGTCAACAGCGTTCAACTCCCCGACGTCCTGCATATGATTCCGGTACGCTGTTTTAAACTTTGAAATATCATCTTCATCCCGGTTTGCAGACCCCGATCTGAACAACCAAAGCGGACATTCCCCGTTTTCGCATCCCTTGGTCAGCCCCCGGTTATAACCGTTGCACTCCCAGCAGAACATTTTGATCGCCCGGAGCGCCTTGGGGTTCTTTAGAAATTTTTCTACAGGATTGGTCTTGACCATTTCTTCCCCGGCATGTTCTTCCCGCCACTTGGCAAGGGCATCGACTGCCGCAGTATTTTTTACTTCTTCTTCAACAAATTTTCTGGCCATGGTTATTTCCTCTTTCCGAATATTTTTTCAATGGTTTGTAAAACTTGATCGAAGTTCATCATTATGGCCAGGGCAATAATGACCGCCGCACCGCCAATATACTCCATAATTAATTATCCTTTGTTGTGATTACGACGCCTTTGTGCCTTTCGGCGTTGCTATCATATATTATAATACACTCGTATAATAAAGCAAGCGCCGGGTATAAAATAAATTGACTTTTGTTATTGGGCTTCCGGCTTCCAGGCCAATATCTTATTATAGATGATCCGGGCATAACGCTGACGGTCTTTGGCTAAATTAGCCCCAAACCAATTAAAATAATCCGGACAACCAAAATTCCCATCATCAAAAACGCAACCCTCCCCATGTTGCAAAGGACATTTGAAATCGGTGTTTTTGTCTTTTATTGAACACAAGGGGCACTGGCAAACAAGAGTGAGTACCTTTATAAGCAATTGTTTCGGGAGGGTGTTTTTCGAATCAATCTCCGGATGATCCGCCAGGTATTTCCAAACCTCGAGGCTAATTTCTTTTGCTTCAACTTGAGTAATCGTTTTCTGCTTTCCTTTTTTTGTTGTTAAATAACCAACTTCGAATCGTTTATCTCAATACAAAGTTTTACACATTTTATTTCGCTGTCGGGATCGGCAAGTAGCTTTTCGTACTCGGTTGCGGCTTTGATCTGATTGAAAACGGATCGAGCACGATTATAGAATCTTTACCTTTCCTTACAGCCTCATTGATTTCCGCAGTCATTTTTTCAACCTCGTCCCGAATTTCACCAGCAGTCATATCGCGCCAAACTTTCATTTGCTCGTTTCCTCCGGTTGTTGTTTATCCCGTCCACAAGTATATTATACAACCGTATAAGTAAAAGATCAATAGTGATGATAAAAATAATCGAAGAAAAATTGAAAACTATTTGATAGACGTATTTATTACCGACCCGTCCGGCAGCTTTAAATTAATCCTAGAGGAATCCGCGTATGAAACGCCGCCAGAACGCTTGACAACCGGCGACCCGGTATCTTGTCCGACCGGAGGCACAGGAAGCCCGGCAACGGTTAAATAATTACATCCGCCGCTTCTTTTTGCCGCCTCTGCCTCTTTTTCTTGTTTGCCCCGGACACCGCCCATCATCTTCACATAATCAATCGCCCCCTCTTTCATAATCTCATCGTTGTAAGTATAGCGCAGGGCGTCAACGGCATGATTAAATTTATCAATTGGCTCCCCGACAACTTTCCCGGTCGCCGGATCGGTTTTGTATTTATAGAGCTGAAACTCGTCGGTAATATTTTCCTCCGGCAATCCTTGATCCAAACATCTGGGGTGGACAACAATATTCCAATGCTTTAACCAGTCCAGCCCCATTGTGATACTCCCGGCCCCTTTCTTAACCGCCTCTATTCGATAATGACGATTTTTCAAATGCTTAATCAGTTCCGGCCTTGCACTTTCGGCCTTTACTATGTACCCCTTGATTCCTGATATCAGGGCAAATAAGTCGGTATCGATTTGATCCGGGTCAAGTTCAATTTTAAAAATACAATCCGCGATATAAATTTCCTTTGTGTTCCAATCTAAATACGATCTTATCAAACAACACGGGTCGGGGAAGAAACCGAAGTCAACACCGAACTTCCAGGGGATAATTGTATCAGCAGGAACAATAAAATCCCGGACGCACCATTTTCGAATAATCGTCGCCTCACTAATCTTCTGGGGCAAACCACACCAGATATAATTATAATCATCTTCGGAATTACTTTTATCCGACATCATCAACTCATACAGCGGTGTATCACGGAACCACGGGTTATCCCACCAGTTGATATAAACATGAACCGTATCCGGTGGAATCGAAGCACCGGTAACGAACCTATCATGAACCGGTTCATGTTCGATTTTCCGATTATAGCTGAACCACACTTCCGACCCCGGCTTACGAATCGTCGGTAACAATAAATCCAAACTCATTTTTGAAACCATTTGAGCTTCTTCAACCCAGCAGATGTCATAACCTTCGTATGATTTCAGGTTGTCGGCGGCACTATGATCTGCTCCGGATTGCCTTAAGCCGGAAAAACTTATCTTCCCGCTGTTATGGGGACAAAGAATTTCTGCCTCTTTAATCATAAACCAAGGACGTAAACCGAATTTATCAATTTTCTTTTCAATCAATGCCTTAACAGAATCTTTCAAAGAATGTTGAACTTCGCGGCAGCATAGCGCCCACTTGCCATAGCAGAAAACTTCTTTGATAATCTGCTCGGCAAAGAAGTGAGATTTAGCACCGCCGCGACCACCCTCGGCAACTTTATATCGGTGGGGCTGGGTTAATTCCTCGAGCTTTTCAGGATACTCAATGTTTAAATCAATATTTGGTTGGTCGGTCATTATATTCTGCCACGGGACATTCCATCAAAAAAACTGATAATTGTATATTTCATTCACCCACCACCTTTTCAAGGCGCGTAATTTTTGCTTGTATTTCCGGCGGTAAACGCCGGTTAGTTCTCATTGCCGCCCGTTTCACCGGCTACATGCTAAAAGCGGTTTACCGGCCTGTTCTATACAGAATTTCGCTATATTTTTACAACGCCCGGAATCCGGCTGAACTCCGTCGGCATTTACCTTTCCCAGGTTGGCAAAATCACATCGTTTCATTATCGCGCCACCTTATCGGCAGGAACCGCCGTTGCCTTAACATTGATAACCGACCCTTCCCCAAGTTGTTTATTCTTCAACGGACTTTGAATGGAATATTGATGAACGTTGATAACAGGAGGTTGCAACGGTTGTCCACCCGGCCCACTAATCTCTTTCTTCGCCGGTTCTTTGTAACCCATAATATCGCAGATCAGGGCTCCGACCGCTTTCTGGTCAACCATCTTTGTCACTACCCGCTTTAATACTTTTTCGCCGGTTGCCGGGTTTTCTATCTCGATAACCGAAACCTCCTTGGCGGCAGAAATAGCCCCTGTTCTTTTCGCCTCCTCATAATCTTCAAGATCTCCAATATCGGTCAGGAATACTCGGGCTAATTTTTCCAAAACCATTTCCCGGCTAATCAATTGTGCCCAGGGCTTGTCGGCAATCTGTCGGTTCAGAAGTTCTTTATCAATATAATCCAGGATCGGTTTGACCCTTGCCTTGGCTTCGCAGCCACGGGAAGAAGCGTGTTTATGAATGTAACCGGCCTTAATAGCGGTCGCGGTAAGACTTTCGGATTCAAAATAGTATGGGATAAAAAGTTTTTCCCGGTACGTAAGTTTTTGATATATTGCCCGGAGTTCTTCCGGCAGTTCGGGCAGGACATGATATTCAAACCTTTTTAATTGTTTCCGGTCAGCTATAGACATTGTTTCCAAATTGTAGCGCCAACAAACTGCTTCTCTCATAATTCCGACCATCCTCTTTAATCGGTTACTTACTTTTATATCACATAATAAATTATAACCGACAATTTCCGAGAATGCAAGACAACTAAGTAACATTCTTACTTATCTGGCAATCAACCGCCTTATCCGTCCGGGCGAATCTGATCAACATGTTTACGCTGTATTAACCCTTGCTCTATGTAGGGTTATATAATAAATGGGTTAAGGACAGGTTACGTTTGTTTCACGGACTTTCCTCTTTTTTATTTTAAACACAAATTGATAATCAATATAAGTCTTCGCTAAATAATTCTCTTTGTTCGCCATTTAAATGAATGCCAGACTCTCGCGCAATTAAAAACGCTTCTTGTCTTTCAATTTATGTCTCATTGCGAGAGATAATGGTGATTTTGACGCCATCGGAGAGCTGTTCAATCGTTGCGTTGACTTGGTGTGTATGGATCAACTCCAAAATGAGGGGAGATACTGGACGCACAGTAATATAACGCCAACTGCTGCCAGTTACTGCCGAGCGCGGCAGAACGGTTTTAAGCGCCGCCAGCAGCGTTAAATATTGCTGGCGCTTGCTACTTGCGTTAGGCTTGCGCCCTTGCCCTTTGCCCCGGTTGGCTGCTGTTTTGGCTGCGCTTTTGACGCAACCGCCTCTGCGCCCCAGGGCGACCGCTGCCGCATTTTTTGCTTTATCATCGCTCATCGTCCGCCTCAATCCCCGGCTTGTGCCGGGGCGTATTGATTAGAAATTCATGTTATCGTTGACTTCATCGCGCCACTGGCGCAATGTTTCATCCATAATTTCGACATCAATTTCATTCAGTTTGTAATCACCGTTGCGCTCTAAATCAGAGTTGCTATAGCTGCAGTTTTGTTGCCAAACACGACCGGACCATAACCCGTTTTCTTTGAATAGAATTTCGACACTATAACCTGTTTTGCCTGCGGCGTCGAGTTCGACAATTTCCTGATAACATTTTTTATAACCTTCCTCAAAAGATTCCATGTTGATTTCATTGCTGTCGATGATTCTGCTTTCGTTTTCCATTTTTCGTCTCCTGATTTTTTTTCGATCCGCTTGCGATGCCCATCATCACTTGCATGTTTATATTATAATCTAAGCGCTTAGAAAATGCAATATCAAAATGATTTAAAATCGCAAAATAATTTATTTTACGCTCAAAAACTTTGAAAATATTTTTGATGTAGTAAGCGAATCGGTTTTAGTAAAATATGCACAATCGCTGGCGGTCGCGGTTTCCGGGCCTGGCACAACTAAATATCGTTGTTTTGTGAAAACCTCAGTTCGGTTAAATCCACCTCAGAACGGTTATGCGTGCCTGGGAAAACCTATTGTGATATTACAATAATCTTACTTTGTTTTGTTGTGAACGCAATAGGGGTCGCACAGGCCGTTCATTCCATACCCGCAGTTCCCGCAATCAGATTTTTGTTCGGAAACCACCCGATGGCGCGACTTTGTTTTTCTCGCCACTTTTGCTTCGCTCAAAAATTCCTCTTCGCGGAATTCGGTTAAGTGGGTTCTGAAATAATCGACATCTTTGTCCATAACCGTTACCCTATTTTATGAATGTTTTCCAACTCACTTTCAAAGACGATTATTTTGTTCAGTCCTTCCGCATATCTTTTTTCCAATCTTGCTCCTTCTGAATTTTGCCAACCGTTAAGCATCAGAACATGAGTGCTGATTTGAACCATAGTCATATCAAGAATCATATACTGTTCATAATCCAAGTCCGGTATATGTTGTGTAGGACTTAATACCCGGCAATCGTAATCCCGAATAATCATTTCCTCCACCTGTTTAAAGTGAGGAAAATTATAATCGGTAATGCCGGTCATCGGGCCGGACAGATAAACAAGGTCGCTGGTACTAAATAGATTCATTTGATCGTAACCCCATCGACTCCGGTTTTAATCCAACAGAAGGTTCCGGTCAGGATATCGATGTTTTCGCATTCAATGTGCAACTTTTCCGAGCTAACCAATTTTGTCGCCGTCAAAAGAATTTAAACATTGACCCCTTGGATTTAGATAATAACCGTTATTTTGCTCCTCAGTGTGTTTGCAATTCTTCTTGACCATTCTAAACGTTAATGTATATCTGTTCACTTTCTTTTCCTCCAGCTATCGCAAAAATTTTCAATCGGATGCTTTGTGCAAATAATCGATTCACAATTTTCGCAACTCTTTTTACCGAATATTTGACTCCAGTTATCCCGGTACTTCTTTTCATCGGTCGGACGCCGTTTATCCCCTTTACCTGCCGCACTAACACTCATTTCCTCTCCCACATTGTACAGGGTTCCAAAATTCTTTTGATTGCATCTAATTTTACTTTCATGGCGTTATATTTTACACGATATGAGCCATTCATCAGATTGCGACATTTTGCCGAAAGGCTTCTATTCCTGTACCGGTACTTGTTTACCGAAGTTCTTAATTTATCTGTTTCTTTTTTATCTGCTTCAAGCTGTTTTATTTTGGTTTTTAATGACTTTATTTCGAGATCCATCAAATAAGCTTTATCTACCGCCTTTTGATGAACTTCTTTCAGTTTTAAAAAACCGATTGCCATAATTAAACCGCAGCCTCCAGAATTCGCTTTACTTTTGCCCAATAAGGCAGGGTTTGTTCCTTTTGCCAACCATTAGGCCCACCGTTATGCATCCGGGCTGCAATTTCGTAAGTGCAAGGTTTTTTCGTGTGCTGTTCATAAGCGTGGCAATACCATTGCAAATATAGCCGAACAATAGTTCTTGCCCTCCCCACGACAAAAGCATCAACGTGATCATAAAACAGGTTATAGCGCTCATTGACGTCTCGAATATAGATATCATGAAGTTGCAGGACGCCAAAGGCGGTCGGCTTGCCATTAACATAATCGCCTTGGGCTATAGCAACATTATTCGACTCGACTTTTGAAAGCGCGGAAAGAAAGACCTCAAAGTCTGGGCTATCAAAATCAACTTTGTTTTCGACGTTCATCCTTAGCCCCCAATAAGGTTAAGGATATCGGCGTAAATCTGCTCCGCCAGTTGCTCGGACTCGAGGCGCTTATGGTCGGGAATCAGCGCTTGCAAGTCTTTAATTCCTTGCAGAATCTGGTTAAATTCTTCCAGTCGTAAATCAACCGAAATATCGACATTCACTTTTGAACTTCCAATATTACTCATCTTTTAAACCCCTTGCTAAGGTTAAACAATCATCAATTTGTTTTCCGGCCTGTTTTAGACTTCGAACAAAATCACGCAAATGATCCTGGTTAATAAGATTCCCTAATTTTCCTCGATTTAACCACCGCTCATAATCAATTCCATTTTGTTGACAAAATAATTTTACGGTCTCCAAATTGTTGTTCTGTTGCTGAAGCCGATTATTTTCGACCTCGATGTCTTTAACCTGTTTATCAACCTTTTGCCGAATTGCTTCGCCAATTTTCCAGCCGAGTTTTTTGCCATCCTCGATGTTTTTTAGTTCCTCTTTCCAATACTGCAAAGAGTTTTCCCGACGATTTTCATGATTGTATTCTCGGGTTATTACTACCCTGTTCATCAAAAGATATCTATATAAACCTTCAGGAATAACAACATCGCGCCGAACTGCTTTTCGGGCAGTATAAAGCCGGGAACCCTGAACAGTAATTAGACCAATTTGTTTGTCCAGTTCTTCAACGGCTATTAGCCCCTTCGGGCAAACAAAATAGAAATCGGTACAGTATGGAAGATAGTTTTGCCACTTGTTGTCGTTAAGAAAATCAGATCGACTAACTTTAATCTCATACCCCCATACAGTAGGGTTAGTCCAAGATTTTTTCATCGCCCAGGCATCAAGACGATAACAATGCTGTTCAAACCCGGATTGCCAGGAACTGCCAACCTTGCATTCGTCGACAAATATATCGCCATTGTTCCGGTGTCGGGTTTCAAGCAAGGTTTTTATATTTTTAGCAGTTATTGTCATTTATATACCAGATTCCTTTATCGCGGCTTTGTTATACTTCCATTTCAATTTTTTAATTTTAGCATCAATTCGCTCCAACCGGCGTTTATGTCCATTGTTATCCTCAATCCAACCCCCCACATTTGGTTTCTTTATAAACCTCAAATGTCAACAATTCGAGTTCGACAACAAGATGCTTATGAGCTTCTGAAAACACTTCATTAATCCGATAAAGTTTCATTTAAATTTTCCTTTGTTGTCCACGATCTGCTTTAGTTGACCCGGCAAATTCAACATAACGGCCACACTTTTCACAATAACAATCCATCGAATAACCTTCTGCAATCATTGCTCTTCTCCTTTGCTTTGACACCACCCACAGGCGCGAAAATTATCGCCTCGCTCTTGTTGTACAATATCACAGACCTCTTGATACGGAATTTGACTTTCCCGAACATAATCAACCTCATAACCCAGGATCGGTGGCGGGTGCAACATTTTGCTGTTTTTATCCGGTTTCATTGCGATCACCGTAATATCAATTTTCATGATTGACCTTTATTTTATCCTTTAATTTTTTCAGTGCCAAATTAAGTTCGGTTTCTTCACATTTGCACCATCCGACTATTACATATTTCGGGCCGCGCAATCGGTTAACGACTTTGCGAACATATTGAAAACATATCTTTTGATCTTCGGGCACCTCATGTCCCGAAATATTTTTCGGCGTGTGTCCGGGTATTACGCAGCCTATATTAATTTTCATTATTCACCTCATTATTTCTATGTATATTTTAGTCTGACGATCTAGTTTTATGTAATATCCCATATTTGTCACACTTTACGGACTGACCATTAATTCTTTTTGTTCCGCCGCAACCGTCATCAAATATACCTGATATTTTTCCATCAGTCATCACAATTTCAAGGCCGTTAATTTCAAACTTTTTTGCATTTGGAAAGTCGGCGTATTTACGATCACTTCTGTAATCGTAAATTGTTTATCTTGCACTAATGATATTATACAACCGTATAATCAATAAGTCAACATAAAATCAAAATATTTTATAAGAAAATTACTTATACTATGTATAAGTAATTTTCTTATCCCGGTTTTTATTGATAAATAATCTATTAACCGTTCTTTTCTAACCTGTTTAATCAACAATATAACGCTTAACTTAGAAGTTGTCCCAACAACATTAACAATGCAGTTTAACCGGATTACAGGTTTCACAAAACAAAGGAGAAAAAGCCTATTAAAATAAACGACAGGGCTAGGTGAACCCAAAAGCCGTAAAAGGCCAACGGGCGACCTCTATGTCGCCCTTAAAATTTAAATTTGTAAGCAATTTTCAATCCTCGGCAATTGCGGCCTCATATTGATCTCGGTTCATATAAGTCCAGTAACCGGTAACATCAGCATCAAACGCTTTCCAGCATTCGGAACCCTCGGTAATCATCGAAACCGCAATCGGCATCCCGGTTCGTTTGGCATAATTTTCGACATAATACGGGTAAATTTCGTGAACATTACGCCCAAAACAGGTTTGATAATTTACATACCCCCTGGCCTTTTGGCCTTGAATAAGACGTTCGCAGGGTTCACTCCAGTCGAGGATTTGGTTAATTATTTCGACTAAACTGTCTTCCTTGTCGGAGCCTGGTTTAACGTTGTCGGATACCATGGAAATTAGTTTTTCAAGCAGGGCAATATTTTTGGGGGATTTGAAGGGGGGATCTTTTATTGAACCTGAATTTTGTTCATCTTTATTTTTTGCCCAATCAAAATTTCCTTCAAGAATTTGAAATGAACGGTCTTTTCTAAACATTCTTTCAACGTCAAACCATTCTAATTTTCGATAAATATCAGCATCCTGTTCAATACGGTCGAAAACTTCATTCCAAAAGGGCAGGGATAATTCTTCTTTAATCCTGGCTTTGATTAATTTTTCACGTGTTTCGGTTATTTTTCGGATTGCAGGAATAATCTTTAATTCGGTTAGGTTTTTCAACCGGTCTAAAACTTTCAGGTATATTTTATCCAGCTTTCTTTGATCGATGTCAACTTTAGTTACTGTTGATTGAGCTGAGGATTCGAAAAGGGTTTTTTGAGCAGGTTTATTGATATCGAGGCTTTGGTAGGGATCAGGGTTTGATTTGGAAACAGAATTGAAATTGGGGCCTAAAACAGAAACGTCGTTAGCGGGGCTAACGGCATCTTTCTTTTCTTTATTATTACTTGTATTACTATACGCGCAGTTTTCTAAGTACCCTGTTGAGAAAATTAAATACCTATTTAGAATATTAACTACCCTCCCCGTCACCTGATTCCCCTTCATTTTTAATTCTATTTTTATAAAACCTTTTTCTTCAAGAGATGACATTATTTGAGAACAGCGCGATTTTGAAATATCAAAAAAATCAGCGAAATAAGCATTGGAAGCATAACAACCATCTTTATTATCCAAACTATCAATTTCAACCAAGAAACATTTTTCCATTATTGATAATTTTTTATTAAGCCATATTTCTTTGGCAATCCAAATCCCTTTAAAATCTCTGTTAACCATTTTGTGGCTATCCTGCTTTTCAAAGGAAGATAAAATTGATTGAAGATCATCTTCCGACGTTGTTCCCGACATTTAAAAGAAGTTTGAGGCAACCGCGTCGGTCGGCTGTCCTATGAGGATCGGTCATAGTAAGCCTCTGTTTTTATTATAGCATATTAAAATAAATTTGCAAGGTATGCTTTGAATTATTGGGCAGAAATAGAAAATTATAAAACTTAATGTCCTTCTTCCCTTACAAATTCCAGTAATAAAATAAAAAAACCGAACCGGAACAAAATTAAAAGCCTGGGAGGTTGCCTTTAACCAACCACTGCAATGGCGTTCCGGTTCGGGTGCAAAACAAAAAAATGAGCGAGCGGCGCGAAAACAAGAGTTACAACAAAGGAGTAAAAATTCTTGCCTTCATTCAACCGGGTAACAAGTCCGGTCTATGCCGTCGCCCGATAACTATATTATACGCCAGTTTTTAAACTTTGCAATACCTGTTTGCTTTTTTATTAACCCTATAGTATATTATATTATAAACGTACAAGGAATATAGATTGAAATCGTTAAAGACAGTCAAATTGGTTTACCGGGAAGTCGATGAGTATGAGGAATTTGTTCTCGGGAACAAAAATTGGATCGTTACCCCGGAGGGAAATATTTTTCACCGGGAGACGGGAATGGCCTGGAATTGCAATGGCCAATATGATAATCCACGCCGAGCGGTTAAAATGTTTCAGCGGAGCTATGAAGGCGCTGGGCCAGAAAAGAAAAGGCAGTTTAATTATGCAATTGAAAGTCACGATAAAATAAATGAGTAATCTTGTTGCAGATTTAAGACCATACCAGCGCAAGGGCATCCGGATGATGCTCGACCGTTTTAACGGCAAGTCATTAAACGCAGATGATATGGGTTTGGGCAAAACCATTCAAAGCCTGGCTGTTATTGATCGTCTTCATGAGCGAACTTTAATTGTCTGTCCCAGCCCGTTAAAATATAATTGGGTGGACGAGTTTAAGAAATTTCTGCCCTCTGTAAAACCCTATGTATGTTCCGGACAAACTCCGGCAGTAATGCGAAAACTTGACCGGTTTCAGGTTTACATTTGCAATTATGAAATTGTTCAATATTGGCGCGATACTTTTATTGCCCTAGGGGTTAAACTTTTGATTTGCGACGAATCCCATTATGTAAAGTCGTCAAAGAGCCTCCGGTATAAGGCAGTCAAAGCAATTTCATTAACCTGTGAACATAGAATACTTTTAACCGGAACCCCAATTGAAAATCAACCGGCAGAACTTTGGGCTCAGTTACAGATTATTGACAAGGATATGTTCCCCTCTTGGTTATTGTTTATAAAGCGCTACAACGGGGCGCGACGGAGCCGGTGGGGGTGGCAGTTAAAGAAAGCAACCAATGCCCCGGAATTAAACCAAATTCTATTGGAAAAGGTTATGGTTCGCCGGAAGAAAACCGAGGTGCTCAAAGAACTGCCGGAAAAAAATCGTGTTGTAATTCCACTTGAAATTGATAATTGGGAACAATACTTAGAAGCCGAGAAAAATATCATTGCCTGGTTGCGTGAAAATACCCGGCTTAATCTCGATAAGGCCAAAAAGGGCTTGGCCATGATTAAGATTGAAAAATTGAAATTAATCAGCGGCCTCGGTAAATTAAAACAGATTATCAATTGGGCAAACGAGGAATCACAAAATCAAAAGTTGGTGGTTTTTTGTCATCATATTCAAGTTCTGGATCATCTTCGAAAGGGTTTAAAAAATTGCGTTATTATGGACGCAGAAACCAAAGGAGAACAAAGACAAAAGTTGGTTCATGTTTTTCAAGAAGATCCCAAAATTAGAGTATTTTTATCGACACTTAGAGTCGGCGGCACCGGCCACACACTACATGCGGCACATACTACTATTCATTGCCAACTTGACTGGAATCCGCAAAAACATTCTCAAGCAGAAGATAGGGTATTAAGAATAGGACAAACCGCAAAGGAGGTAACGAATTATTATTTCATCGCCAAGGATACCATCGAAGAAAAAATAATCAATCTGCTTGATCTAAAAAGACAAAATAGTAGTTCGGTTATTGACGGAGAAGATCAAAAGGAAAGTGAAATGTTAACCAATTTATTACAGGAAATGATTAAATGAGCGAAAGAGTTACTCTGCAAGTTCAGTGTTTTGAAACTTCAAAACGAAATGCATTAAAAAAATGGGCGCATAAGAACGGTGCAAGTGTCCGGGAACTTATTTATTCTATGATAAAAAGAGAAAAAGAAATTCAACCGGTAATTAAGAAAGATTTGGAAGATCTTGTAAATGGCAATTGATGTCGTCAGACTTTACGAAAAATTTAAAATTGATTACAAAACGTCCGGGCCACAAATTTCTCGAGGTTGGGTGTCGACAAGCTGTTGTTTTTGTGGGGACACCGGTTATCACCTTGGTTATAATCAGAAAATATCGAGGTTTACGTGCTGGAAATGCGGTGTAAAATCCGATATCAAAGTTATTGCCCGACTTTTGAATGTATCTTTTGATTACGCAAAAAAGATAGCAGATGAGTTTTATGTAGTAGGTTCCAAACGTCAAGAAGCTATTACACATGCTAAAGAATTGATATTGCCTGAAAATGAAGGATGTTTGCGGCAGGTACATCGGAAGCACATTAAAGATCATGGTGCTGGTTTTGACCCGACTTTTTTGGAACAAAAATATGGGCTAGTCGGAACTTTGAATTACGGCGATTATTCTAACCGGATTTTGATTCCTATTTATTATAAAGGGCAGCTTGTAAGTTTTTCATCTCGCGACATTACAGATAAGGCAATGGTTAAGGCAAAAGCATGTAAAGAAGAAAATGAAGTTGTTCATTATAAAAACCTTCTTTACGGGTTTGATGAAGTGCCGGGGAATACAGTTATCTTATCTGAAGGGCCGTGGGATAAATACCGCTGGGGTGATGAAGGGTTGGCAAGCTGGGGTATTAAGTTAAGTCAAAATCAGATAGATTTGTTATCATGTTTTAGGAATATTTTTATCGTTTTTGACTCTGAAATAGTTGACGAGGTGGAAAAAGAAAAAACAGCCCGACAACGGGCAGAGGAGTTGGCAGACAACTTATCAATTTTTACCAACGTTTTTTTGATCGAGGAAATGGGGGAAGAACCGGCAGATATAAGTCAACGTCGGGCAGACAAGATGAAGTCTAGATTTTTGGAACTGGCAAGGAAAAAAGACATCGAACAAAGATTCTGATGAAAATATTTGAATTATCATAAAATTGCTCTTGCTTTTTCATTCAGATATATTATAATATATGACATACGGGAACGATACCCGCAAATGCTTTAAAATAAACAAAAGTTGGAGGATGTGAAATGGCGAGTGTAACTAAGAAAGAAGTAGTTCAGGCGATCAACGACATTAACGATCTGTTGGGGTTTGATACCCCCATTCAGGCAACTGAGGACATGAGCGTAGCTGCATTGACGGCGGCGATTGCTGAAAAACAGGAAGGTGAGGACGCTTTCGTTGCCGACGATTTCCGACCCGGTAAAAAGAATTCTCTGACCATTGATACGGTCAAGATTCTGAAACGTCTGAAGATCAAGATTCCGGCAGTATGGGAAAAGAGGCTCGGTGGTGAATCCGAAGAAGGGGATGTGCCGAATCCGGCGATTGAAGCCGAAAAGAAGGCAGTAAAATCGGAATCGGCAGCAAAAAAGACGGTGGAGCCCAAGAAGGTGATCAAGGAAGAGGTGACCAAGAAAACGGTAAAGCCGGAAGTCGAAAAATCCCCAGAAGAAAAGCCGCTCAAAAAGGTGGCAAAAAGTGAAGAAAAGAAATCTGGTAAGGTATCTCTTTACGATGCGGCGATGATCGTCCTGCGCGAATCCGGCAAACCAATGAAGATCAAGGACATTTTCCAAGAAGTTACCGACCGTGATTTGTGGAGTTCCGAAACGGCGAAGACCCCGTTGAATTCCCTTTCTGCCCGGTTTACGACAACGATTGCCAAGGGTAATAAGGAAGTGATCAAGACCGCTCCCGGCACTTTCCAAATTGGCGAATAACCCCTCCAGTGGTCTTGCGTTAAGTATTGCGCAAGACCACTTTTAACTCGAATGGTTATTAAATGAAAACTCCAATATCGTATTATGGTGGGAAGAAACATATGACACCGGAAGTTTTAAAATTATTCCCTAAGCATATTCAATATGTGGAACCATTTCTCGGTG